CTACGTCACTGACTCTTCCACAGCGCCGGCATCCGATGAGCAAAGCACACGCAACGGCCGGGTTCCCATTTCCCCTTCTTCAGTTTCAGCACGACAGCGGATCGTACATGGCCCCTCGAAGGAAAGAGGTCCAAGAATAACGAAAAAACTGGCATCTACACCTTGGTTGGATGTAGCTGGATCATACGCCGCCGACTCGGCCTTCAATTTGAGGAAATGCTCCTCGCTGACGGCCTGCTCAAAAATCTGTTCATCATCCTTGTAGAGCTTATAGATAAGCTTCTCAAAAGGGCGATCGGTGGTTGTAACTACCGTCATACTGACTGCCAGCTTAGCAACACTTGCTGGAAAACTAGGAAAAATCATTCGGCCTTGGTACATGCCGACGATAGTGATCTTGCCATCGACCTCTTGTCTAAAGTCGTCGGCAAACATTGCAGAGAGGCTGCGACTGATTGGCAACGCTACCGGTAGCCCGCTCATGCGCAATGCCTTACCAGCTGCGGTTCTTCTTTCGCTTGGGCCAACTCTTCCAACCGGTTCAAATGCTGCTGATAGCGAGCTTCAGATATCTCTATGGCACGATCAAGCACATTCATGTCGCAACTGAGAACAGCGCACATACGTCGCATCGTCTCACGCTGCAAATTGACTCGCTGCCCACTTTCAATGAGCGACACATTTGCCTGCTTCTGACCAATAGCCTCAGCAAACTGCGCTTGCGTTAAGCCTCGGCCCATGCGGAGAGACACCATTGAATGATCACCCTCATCAGACAACGCCAGAGGAGCCAATTGTTGTCGCGCCGCGACTAACTTTGCGCCAAATTTCTTATTTTTCGCGCTCAGTCGCTCCAACAGTCTATCCAGGCCATCGGGCCGCGACTGTACACCCTGAGCAGCAGCAGGAGCCTTAGCGCTCTGAATTACAACGGGCGTAACTCCAACTGATGCAGCGGGGGAACCACTCGGAGTAAGGATAATAGTCATCTTCTTGGATTCTCGTAACGACGCCTGAGTTCGGCAAGAGTTTGAGGCAGATAAGCCTCTCTCTTGTGGAATACGCCTAACACTTCGCACACATGCGGCCCGTGGCGCGTCGGCCTAGGGGCAAAAAAAGTACGATACTGATCCCCTGGATGCTGATGCAGCTCACGCAGCCTCCGGATCGCATCGACATGGAATCGGTCATTCGCACAATCTTTCAGAGCCTGAATGATCTTGATGTTGACCTCGACACGATTTCCGTCCAAATCACGTGTCTGAATAACTTCATAGTGACCACACAGCCTGGCTCCAATAGCGGGATCGTCGCGCATCAGCGCAATGATTCCGAAGATCTGGGCTGCCGCATCCTGTTCAACCTCATCGGTAGAGTCTGCCAACGCTTCGAGCTCATCTTCGGCGAGCGGATGAAAGTTCACTGTCAGAGAGCTCAATATACCTCCAAAAGTATATACCTAGCAAGGTATCTTAGTGTGCCCCATCGGCCGAGCTCGCCTCTAGGCTCAATTCCCACTCCTCCAAGGCAATTGTAGCCACATTCTGCGCGAAAAGTTACATATGGTATGTCATAGATAGCGCCACCTCCGGCCGACACCGCCAGTCGACGAGCACGTTCGCACTGGATAAAGTTCCAGTCATGAACGACCGCTACCACCCGATCCGCCCGAATACTGCGCAGTGCTTTCTGAAGTAGAAAGCCCGCAGCTGGAGTCGGTCAGGATGGGCTTTCTGACCAAGATCGAATTGCAGCAACTGGCTCGCCAGCAGTGCCAGCCCATCGCCCACGACTGACCATATACTGGAATCCTCCCTGGAGGGTTCCATGTGCAGCCATTACCAGACCCTGAAAGACGCCGAGTTGCTGCTCAAGAAATTCGGCGTGCGCGAGAAGCCGGCCGCGATCGGCAAGTACGATATGTGGCCGCGCTACCAAGGCGTGTTCGTGCGGCGACCGGTCGAGCATGACGCGGGTGACGAAGCGGTGCCTGAGCGGGAAGCCGTCGTTGGCCGCTGGGGTCTCATCAGCGCCATGACGAAGCCCGACGGGCTGGACAAAACCGGCAAGCTATCCACCTTCAACGCTCGCAGCGAGACCGCCGCCAAGTCCTTCACCTTCGGCAACGCATGGCGTCGCGCGCAGCACTGCATCATCCCCGCCGATGCCATCTTCGAACCTGATTGGAGGTCGGGAGCAGCCGTAGCTACGCGCTTCACACGAGCCGATGGCGCACCGCTCGGCATCGCGGGGTTGTGGGACCGCTGGCGAGACGCTGCCGGCCAGGCTCAGGAAAGCTACACCATGCTGACCATCAACGCGGACGATGACCCGCTCTTCCGTGACTACCACCAGGTCGGCCTGGAAAAGCGCATGGTCGTCATCCTGCCGGACGGCGCCTACGGCGACTGGCTGACCGCGCCAGCCGATGCGACCCGGGACTTCCTGGTCCCCTTCCCCTTTGACAAGCTCGTCGCCACGCCGGTGAAGTGACCCCGTTTTTGCTGCAATATACTGTTTGTTTATACAGTATTTAGGCAGCAAACAATGCTCTGTACCGTCACCCGCACCCATTGCCTGGGCGAAAAGCGGTCCGACCGCGATCCCGGCCCGACGATCACCGGCACCGTCCGCATGTATTCGGTCATGCGTGATGACTTGAAGCGGTACGTGCGCGTAATGACCATGGACAGCCTCGCCACGTTCGGCGCCACAAAGAAAAGTCCCATTCCCGACCTGCTCCAGCCGGAACTGCTAACGTTCGCGTCCGACCGAGGCATGATGGTCTGCGGTTTTGAGGAGATCGATGGCAAGCGCTACTACCAAGGCTGGTGGATGCAGTGGATCGGCGAATGATCCGCGCGACACATCCACCTTAGTACTGCAACACTATTGCGAGCGTCATTCCAACTGGGCAATACTAGCCTCTCCAATCACCATTCTTTTGGAGGAAATGGCAATGCAACGCGATGACATCCAGAAGCTCGGCGCGCAAGCCGCCCGAGAGGGTCTTAGCCTGTTGGATTGTCCTTATTTACGCACTTCGGAGATGCCAGGCCACTGCGGTGGCTCGATTGCCGAGTGGCGAGAAAAAGTGGAGGCATGGGAAGCCGGTTGGCGCAAAGAGGTGCGGAGCCGCCCGTCTGCCGTCAGGAGCCGGGCTCACCGCTTAGTCACCCAACACCGAAGTCCGCCGATAGTCCTCGGCGCGAGCTAACGTTCGATAAAACGAAGCCCCGACGGCCACCAACCTATCGCATTCGTCCGGGCTCAATTTCGGGCTGACTTCGACGACACAGTTTGCGAACTCTGTCAGTACATCAGCCCAGTCGTCAAAATTGCGACCTGGGGAAGTTTGAACGATCATCTTTGCAAGTAGTTCGTCTCGTAGCATTGGTCATACCTCTCAATTTCCGCACTGAGCGCGTGTGCAGCAATTTCAATGCCTACAGCGGGCCCCTGCCCGACTGGCGCCCCAGCGATGGGGCGCTTTTTCTTGCCAAAGCCTGACGCCAGCTTGGCCCTCCACCTCATAGCGGATATGCCGAGCTGTTAGGGCAGTGCTAACAATGAAGTACCACGGGAGAACGCGCCGGCCGCTGGCCATTAAAATCCATCCCGATGCGGACGCGCGAGCTTAGAAGGGGACATTTATGGCGTCCGGCTCACGCTTGTCCGATGTCATCGTCAAGCTGCCCGATCGGTCAACCTGTAGGGTAGAAAGGCGCCTAGTTATAAAGCGCAGCCCTGATTGCGCGCCGGTCCACCAGTACGTTTGCACCCTCCCATCAGGCGAGACTGTCATGTGGCTTGGCGATGGCAAATACCGACTGCCGAATGGCTGCATCGCCGTGGCAGTGGCCCACAAGCGGCCCGTAGATTGATACGCAGGAACACTGCTTGCTGCTCCGCCCGTTCTTACAAGGAGGATTCGCATGTCAGACGATCTTACGAACCGAGGCCCCCAGGACCGTGCCCGGATCAACGTGAACGAAGACCACGAGCTGCGCTACTGGACCAAAGAACTGGGCGTGAGCGAAGAGCGATTGAAGGAAGCAGTGAAAGCGGTCGGCGTCTCCGTCGAGTCAGTAAGAGAGCACCTTAGGAAATAGCTACGGCGTGCCACGCACGCTTTCGTAGGCCCTCTCACACGTCAGTCCAGCGATGCGGGCGCGGCCTACATTCTTACCAGCTTTTCTGCTCAGTTACTAATGCGACCGAGGAGCTCAAAGTGCTTACGTTGCATCTCCTCCGGTAGCGAGGCAACAACGCCGCCCGCGCCATTAGGCCGCACACGACCCTGGGCATAAAACCAAACTCGCAAAAAAAGCCCCTTCCGAAACGGATGGGGCTTGGCCAGCCTCTAGGCAAAACAGCAAGAAAACAGCGCTACAGCATTTTGTCCCGGTCTTGCTCGGCTCTTGATGCACCAATTGCGGTCTCCACTTTCCTGACTTCTTCCGGAGGCGGTAGCACAGCGGGAAACCCAAGAGCCTCAATCCATAACTCTCGTGTCCACCCCATCGTATGGTAGAGATGGTGGTCCTCATCCTTCTCCACCGCTTCATGGGCCTTTTTTAGAATCTTCGCTTCCTTGCCTTTAAGCTTCTCCGCGACGAGGCCAATGAGCTCCCAGTTTTGATGATCTTTCGTCTCCGCCAAGACCACACATTCAGCGGCTGCGACCTGAGCCGCATCAGGGTCACCCTGTGACTTTGCCAACGAAATGGCCGCAACCAACGAATCACCGTGATGCTTGACCACTTCGCGGCTCGGTACCGGCTTATCAGGGTCAAGGCCCAGTTCTTCAAAGACGGTAAGCAATACCTGTCGATGAGTCGTGGTTTCGTCGAGATAGCTTTGCCACTCTTTCGCCAAGTCTTCATTCGTCGCACAGGTTAGAGCGGCCGTGTAGACATTGATCCCCCCGATCTCGGTCTCCAACGCTTGATACAGCAAATCATGAATTCGAACCATGTCACCGGTTTTGTTGGTAGCCATAGGGCTCCTCCTGAGGTTATGGGGGTGGGCAATGTTGGCGCCACCCTCGCAGGTTTAATTACGGAGTCGGTTGATTTGAGGCCGGCGTGCCCACGGGCTCCTCCGGATCTAGTTCGTCCGACTCGCCCGGCTCATCGTCAGTAGTCGGCGACGACTCGTCGATCTCGTCGTCAGGAAGGCCTGATTTCTTGGGTTCGTAGGTTTCCGGGTGGGCAGGCGTAGTTGGAAGGGGTGTCGTCATTTGCTTCACCTTATTCGGCCACATAGCCGAAAACAGAGCTTCGCAAGTAATGATCCCAAAAATCCGCGCTCGACGAATCTCAGCGCATTCCAAAGCTGCCCCGCCCCCTGCCCAGAAAGCGCGTACCGCGCTCGCGACGGGATCTTAGGCGCCTACGGCACGGGTGGCGCGAGTGGCCCCCCCCGACCACCGGCTCGAGCGAAAGCGGCATCATCGAGGTGCCCAAGGCGACTGCCGAGCATCACAGGCCGAAGCCACCCAAGATCTCTTGACGCAATTCTGATTGAAAATCTCCAACCTTAAGGCCGGCAAAGCTTGTGCCAGATTTCGTTCCCTTCCAGCACCTGGCGACGCACCGGCGCCGGCGTCGAATCAACCTGTGCGGCAGAATCGAAATAGATCGGCCGTGCATGGTCACAATACTCAACGGCCACCCTGCCCGGGGCCGCGCACCCAGCCAGACTTGAGCCGATCAGAAACAGCATCGTCGTCCATACGGGCCACTTCATCTTCCACATTGCGTACATCCTGGCGAGCGTTCTTCGCCTGTTCATTGATCTGCTCGTTGCGCTCCTGCCGCTCGACCTGCCGACCAGTGGCTCGGCCCCGGTAGAACACGCTGACCAGCGCGCCCATGAAGAGACCGGCAAACAGCAGCCAGCCCTTCACACGTTCAAACCACATTTGCATTCCTGTCCTCCACTGCCGCGAGAGCCTGGGCATACAGCGCTGGCCAGGTTTCCGGATGCGGCTTGCCCGGGCGCCAAGTGCGGAGATAAAGCGACCATGCGCCGTCGGCGTCACCAAGCGAAGGCAGGCGCTGGGGGTCGGTCCACAACAGCAGGCGCGCGAATGCTGCCGCCAGAATGTCGTCGTGCGCCAGCGAGTTGTACACGTCCGTCGCGGTAGGCTCGACGTCCCGAATGGCGCACACTGCGCGCGCATCGGCCCAACTCGACGCATGCGCCAGCACACCGCGCACGCCGCCCCCGCGCTCGAATTGCCAAAACCCCACGGCCGGCCCTTTGATCTGCCGGCGATGCACAAAGCGACTTTCCTGCAAGCCAATGGCAAGAAGCATCACGCGCGCTTCGCGGGTGTCTCGGTTTGCCGGTAGCAGCCCGAGCGCAGGCGCGATCGCGGTATCGATAACGATCTTCAGATCCACAATCACCCCTCCCCACCAGGCCGCACGCCCAAGATCTTCGCGCGGACCTCGGCCACCCATTCAAGCAGCCCTTTCTGGCGCATGCTTGCCATCCATCGCATGTACGCCCCCAACACCCACCACGCAGGAAGCCCCGCCAGCAGCATGCTCGGCCCCAGCACGTAGAACTTCGCCAGAAGTGCGTCATCGCTGCCTGCGCCGTGTTGCGCCAGCCAGGTCATGGCCTCCATCAGCCCCGGCTTCCAGGCGATGACTGCGCCGGCGAGCGCTGGCCCAAACAAGAACGAGCAAGAAACGGTCGACACCGTGCGGACGGTGAATTCGCGTGCGGACCGCGGCGGCATGATCAGCAAGCCCAACATGGCTGCCACCGCCGCCGGCACGCCATACGCCATCGCGACCTTCAAAGCCGCGAGGCCTCCCAGCCCCGTAGAACCTGGTTCCATAGTTGCACTGCTCCTGTAGACGGTGCGCATGATTGCCTCCCGTTTGGACGAAAAAAAGCCCGCTGAAGGCGGGCTACTCATAAGGAAACGGCCACCGCTAGGAGGCCGGCATTAAAGTCCACTTACGTCAATGACGGTGTAGTTCCATAGCGGTCGATCGATAAGAGGGGCATTGATCGGATCGTTGTATGGTCCCGCCACGCGCGGCGCGTTCGCAATACCTAGCGTTGCGCCTTGCTGACGCACGCAAGAGGCAATCCAGAAAAACATGTAGCCGGGATTCGGCCCCACGCCCACCGGAACCTCCTGCGTATACGAGCAGAGGTTCCCTTGCAGCACCGCCGGCACACTTCCCGCTGGCATTGCATAAGTAAGAAACTGCGGCGGTGAGTTGTCTTGCGTTGCTGGCAAGTTGGCGCGCGTCCCGTTCAGGGCTGCCAAGTACCGCATGTACTGATTTCGCGAATCGAACGTCGTCACGCCGGCCGAGCTCTTTACCCGAAGGCCATAAGCCTGCCCAGCCGGGAACCCCGTAACACCAGGAGGCGCGAACACATACCAATTGATGACGGCCTGCGAACCACCCACGATGTAGGACAAAAATGTGACGGTCATCGTTGTTGCTGTGAACGTCGCCCCCATTAGGAAAGAAGGAAAATCGGCGCGCCAAGCAAACGCCGAGGCCGAGGTATATGGAACCGTGACAGTTCCTGAGCGCCAGGAACCAAAGCCGGTGGCTTGGTTCGCCACGAGCGTGCCTTTTGTCCAAAACGCGAGGTTCCGATACGTGCTATCAACCTGCGTGATCAGGTTGCCATTTCTGACACGCAATCCGTAGTCGGCCATCAGCCAATCCTCCCATAGCCAATTCGAACGGAAACCCGATAATTTACGGCCAGGAATCGCCATGAAATGACAGTTCCGGAGGCTGTGACCTCCGGCATATTCATGTAGCCCGCCGCCGCCTCGCCACCAATGGGAAAGAAGAATGGCGCGCCCCCAGCGAGTTGTGGATCGGTTATCGAGCCGTCCGCCGTTCCCGTGGAAAACTCCCCGAGGATGCGCGGTAGCGTGGAGGTGTACTGCACCTGCAAGCCACCGGAGGCGTCTTTGATCATTAAGCCGAACGCCATTCGGGCCTCCTAGGGGATATAGCCGAGCGTCACTCGGTCGATGTTGTTGCTATCGTAGACAACCACCTGTTGTGAGGTAATCCTCATGCGCCCACCGCCCGGCAGCGGCGAGTTGATTTCCATCACGTTCCCGGCTTTGTCGATGCGCCATCCAGAGACCCCCGGCACATAGTTGTTTGACTGGATGTACTCGCCGATTTTGGCATTCGTGATGGTGCCATCCTGGATGAACGCGGATCGAATGAATGTCTGCCCGTTCTCGATGGCGAATGGCGTGGAGACAATGCCATTGATTAGGTTGACGAAGGCAAAGCGGTCGGCCAAGAACAGCACCTGCGTCTGCATACCTTCAGGCGTGTTTTCCACCCCAACGCCCATGCCGGCGCCGTAGTACTGACCGTTGACCGTGACGCCGGCCTTGATGCTGACCATCGCGTTCAAACCGTCCTGCACCTGCTTAATCTCAGTCGCAGCACCGCCCCCGGAATCGATCTTTTCGATCAAATCCTGGCCCAGCATGCTTTCCTCGATCTTGCCGCCGATCTGATCCAGAATAGGCCCGGCGTCGTCGCTCGCCATCCCCCGAACGCCCATGCCCGCCGGGTAGAAGTCGCCCTTCACGCCGTTCTTGTCCACGAGCCGAGCCCAGAACCAAAGCTCCTTGCCAGCGCGCAGGCCGAACAGCGTGTGGGTGTTCTGCGGAAAGGCGAAGTTCCCCAAGGGAATGGCGTTCTCCAGGTTGGGAGTCTCCGCGTAGAACAACTCCGTGTGATCGATGATCGACGGTCCCGTGGGCAGCCCCCAATCCAATTGAATACTGAACAGCAGCCCGGTAGCGACCAGGCTTGTGACGACCGGCGGCGGCCCGATGATGCCGTCCAGTTGCGTCAGCACCGACGAAGCCCAGATGGATGGGATGTTCAGCGCGTTCAGCGCCCGCACGCGGCACATGAAGCCCCCGGCGAAGATGTTGGGTACCTCGATGCTCATTGATCCCGTGCGGGGCAGATTCACCCAGTCCGAATTGTCCCGGCGCCACTGCACCTCGTAGGCAACGGCGTTGGCCGCAGCCTTCCACGAAAAGACCGCCGTGTGGCTAGCGTATCCCTGGTCGATCACAGAGTAGGACTCGATCACCACGTCGGTCGGCGGAGGCTGGACACCAGGCGGAATGACGGTGACCGGTGCCGGTTCCAGCCGCGTGCCGAAGTCGACATTGGCGAACTTGCCCGGTTGATGCTGGATAGCGGAAATTTCCGCCGTCAGGCCGTTGCCCCGCTTGATCCCCAGTACCCGGAACCGCTGGGCAGAAAGCTCCTCGGATTCCAGTGTCCACACGCATTCCGCCTCGGGCACTTCCGAGAATGGCGCAGTCACAGTGATGTTCAAGACGGTCCCCGGCAACCCGATCAGGTCCGCCGTCAACTCGGTGGAATCGACCGTAAACCTGGTCATGTCCGCAGTGAGGCCTTCGCCGACCGCCGAACTGATTATCCGGGTCTCCGCCACGCCGCTGGGCAGGTTCACGACCAGGCGGTCGCCGGGGCGCACGCCCAGTTCTGCGTCTACCGTGACGACCGTGCGCGTTGCCTCACGGATGCGCCCCCCGATACGCCGTCCCGCCAGATGCTGGTCCGACACCCGGATAATGCTGCCAGGGCGAACCCGGCAAGCGTCCAGGCCCACTGAGAACGACACCGAGCGCGTTTCCATACGCGAAGTCAGCAAAAGCCACTTTCCGACCCGATTCGCTTGGCCGCGCGACGTGCAGCCGAACGCGCTCACCTCAATCTGCTTGAGACCATATCGCGCCAGGCTCTCCCGGTCCTCCACGTACTCGACCTTCTGGCGCCCCATGTCGTCCAGATCGTTCCACGACACCAGCGCGACCGTATAGCGGGTATTGAGCGCCGATCCAACATAGCTGAACTTGCCGTCAATAACGTTGGCGGATGTGAACGTGTAGACCGGATCGCCGGGCATGTCCGCAACGGCAAGAACCGACGAGCTGGCCCAGTACGCCATTCCGCGAAAAACCGACGCCAGATCTTGCAAGACGCGGTACGCATCTGCGGCGGATTGCAGATAGCAGTTGCAAGTGAATCGCGGCTCCAGTCCTCCGAATCCATCTGGCACAAACTCATCGCAGTACCGACCAATTTGGTACAAGCCCCACTTGTCCAGCCAGCCAGCCGGAATGCGTTCACCCAGGCCGTAGCGGTCATTGCTGACGAGGTCGTAGAAGATCCACGCAGGGTTATCCGTCCAGGCCAGCTTGAATGTACCGTCCCACGTCCCGGAATAGGAACGGCTATCCCCGTCGTAATTCGACGGAACACGGATGATCCGCCCCTTCCAGTCATAGGCGCGAGTGGGAATCGTCTGGAACTGGGATGCATCAATCTTGATGCCCACGACCGCAGACATGGGATACCGCAGCTTTGCATCCACAATTTCCGTCAGGCTGTCGATATAGGTCCGATCCGAGATCGTGCTGCTACTGGCATTGACCGTCAGCCGACGAACACGCAGCGACCACCCCGTCCTCGCCGCAGGCAAATCGATGCGGTGCGACCGCGCATATCGTTGTGTCGTCTTGCCGTCAAAGGCGCTCGACAGCACCTGCTGAAACGCGCTCCCATCGGTGCTGAGTTCGACCAGGTACTCCACGCGATAGCCGCCGATATCGCCATTGCTGGTGTTGGCTTTGCTCAGGCCTGCGACTGCCAGCGTGATGCGAACGGCCGACAACGTGACATTGGTGATGGTTCGCACCCAGGGAACGGCGCTCGTCAGTTCGATGCCAACGCCCGAGGTGGACTCAGACGCGGGGAATCCAGGCAGCGGGTCCTGCGTTTGCGTCCCGGTGCGAAAGTCGATCGAAATCCCTGGGAAGTTCAGAGACCCGTCCGCGTTCGCTACTTGCGTTCCATCCAGATAGACATCGCGCATGGCGCCGGCCAGGCCGTGTGCGGGGCCGTAGACCTCGCCCTCGCTGACCAGATCAATAACCCGTGCAAACGCCGTACTGTGCAGGCTGTCCGGGGCCTCACGAGGCGAACGCCCGCCCCGCCCCCTTTCCCACCGCCGAACCCTGATATCGGCACACGACGCGGTTGCTTGGCGCCAAAAACAACAAGGGCGCCCGATGGCGCCCTGTTGGCTGGTCGATAATCCAGATTCATACCTGATCCTCAGCAAAAATCCCCGCGGAGATCACCGAACTTCCCACGATCATCCGCCCGTATAGAAGCGGGACTGGGTTGCCTTGTGCTGACGTGTTCACCGGGCCGTTGAAGTTGTAGGACGCCCCATTCTCCGGGCTGTCCGCAGCGCTCAGCCCCTTCTGCTGCCGCGAGAGCATTTGGACAACGCCTCCCATCGCCATTGCTATGCCCATCGACATCATCATGGGTGCGACAATTGCCCCCTGCGCACCGAACGCGGCGAGCCCAGCCGCCGGCGGAAAGTAGATCGCGGCGACGATCAGAATCGCGCCCATGATTACCTGGAACAGCCCGCCTTGCTTTGCGCCGGCGGGAATGGGAGCGATGCGAATCGGCTCGCTTCCAACGGGGTGCCGCACTTCACCTTCTCCGATATTCCGCGTCCCGATGAAGCACGCATAGCGCACGCCGTGCGCCTCGCTATCGCTAAGCTCCCGCTCAAACCCAGGCACCAGCACGCATAGCGCCCGAATGGCCTCTGCCGTGCTGCTGACGGCCAGCCGATGGAGCCGGCCGAACCTCGCGCCCAGGCGTCCGTACAGCCGCACTTCCCGCAACGTGTCGCTCATGTCAAACCCTCGTATCGCAGCACCAGGCGTGTCGACTCGCGCCAGTACCCTCCGTACACCACGCGCTCCGAATCCCGTCCGTACAGGTGCTGCAGCATTGCATCGGGCACCGGGAACAGCCCCGGCTCTTCCGTCAGCGGCTCTGTCCCGATGAAAATCCCGGCGTGGTTCGCGCGGTCCGAACGGATCTGCATCAGCACCACGTCCCCCGGAGCAATCCGCTCGCCAGCGGACAGCGGCCGGAATCCCGCCTCGGCGTAGTGATCCATGTACAAATCGCCCTCCTTCCCCGGCTCCCACCATCCGTCCGCACGCTGGAAGTCCGGCAGCACGACGCCCCGCTGCCGGGCGTACCAGTCGCGCACCAGGCTGTAGCAATCCAGGATGCCGTGGGCAAACGGGCGGCCGAGCAGCGGCGCCTGATACCCCTCTGGCGCGAAGCCGAACAGGTCGCCCGTCACGGCCTGGCCGGCGTCGTCCTTGGCCGCGGCAACGATGAACCAGGGCAGCCCTGTTCCTTCGCACGCAACACGGTCCGCCTCGCTTGGCGTCGCCGGCATATCCGGGTGCGAATGCACCACGGCTGTGACACGGCCGGCATCTTCCGCCGCGGCGTAGTCCTGCGGATCCAGGACAAAGTGGTCCGTTCCTTCCGCGAGATTGCGACAGGGCCAATACACCTCCCGCCGACCTTGCAGCACCACCAGGCCACAGCACTCGCGCGGATATTCGGCCACCGCGTGAGCGCGAAGGGCCACCATCGTCTTCTTGCGCATGACTATCCCCTGATGCGGTCCGCCGAAGGGAAGCCGCCGAAATTGATCACTTCGTACTCGCCGAAACGCTTCTTGCAGTCGGTAAGCAGGCCCGAGCAACGGTCCAGGGCTGGATCCGTCACGGGCCGGCCCTCCACGTCAAACATACGCGCCCCGGTGTACCCGCAGTACGTGCCGCGGTAGCCGCCCTTGGTCAGCCAGCCGCAGACGCCTGCGATGATCTGGCGGGCCGGCAGCATCTGCCCGTTGAAGTCCAGGGCGCTCGAAAGTTCGAACTCAATGACCTCGGCCGTTTCGACCGTCTTCTGTTGGATGATCCAGACCTCGGGCGGTAGTTCCTCTTCGGGCGCCGCCGTCGGGTTTCCGTCCGCGAAGTTGCGCGCGTCCAGGTACTTCGCAAGCGTGCGCCGGACCACCACCCGCGCCCCCACCAGGTCGTCCAGGTAGATGCACAGGGCCGATATCACGCCTGCAATGGGGTTGCCCTCGCCATCCTGCCCGATGTTTCCCACAGACAGCGTGGGCGTGGGCTGCTGGCCTTCCCCGACCTGTTCGAACCCCTCCGCCTTAATCGGCCACGGATCGTACTGATTTCCTTGCCACCAGATCGGGCCGACCTGGGTGTATCCGTGGAACCGCTGCAGGATTCCACCGATGCCGCTGGCGTCAAGCTCGTATAGGTCGACAAGGCCGCCGACCTCAAGCTTTTGCACATCCGCGTAAATTCTCATCCCCGCCCCTTCATGCCTCGATGCCAGCAGCCAAGATGAAAAGCTCGTCCAAGTTGGCGCCAGTCAGACCGAGTAATGCCGCGATGTCCTGCAACATCTCGCTATCACGCCGGAATTCCTGGAGGTCGGCCCAGGCGCGCTTGTACATCGCAGGCGTATCCGAATGGTCGATGATCACCTCGGCCGCTTCGAACAGGGTCGTTTCACCGTGCGACGTCTGCCACATGGCCTCACGGCCTTGGAATCTACTGACGATTTGTGGCACCAACACCCCTGGTTCCGGCTCAACATACTCGGCCGGTTCCAAGGTCAGCGGCACACCTGTAAGCTGACCGATGTGCGGAGAAACGAAGATCCGACCGCCCGCTACTTCCTGAACGGTAACGTCGTCTTCAAACTGCCAGAATTGGCCGGTGTCGGCGTCTTTGAACGTTTGCATTATCGGTACTCACTCCACAATTCAATGCTCGCCGCAACTCTGTCCACGCTGTAGGCCCCTCCAGGCGGCACCATGAATTGAATAGCGACCTTTGCGCTTGTTGCTCCGATGTAGCTTCTCGCACATATCACGCCACTCACGGTGGCGTAGATGTTCCCGCCTGTTGACGTGGTCGCCGCCTGGATGAAAACCATGATCGGCTTGTTAGTGGAATTCGTGTAGTTGGTCCCGCTTGCACGGTCAGCGATAACGTTTTGCATCGACTGATCAATGCCGAAGACACCGACCCTCACCAGCGCCAGTTCCGCCTGCGTTGTCGCCAAGTCGCTGGCTAGCTGGGCAGCGTCCACGCTACCGGGGTTGACCACGGCTCCGAACGCATGCACCGTCCAAACACCGGTTACGTTCAGCGGCCGCGTTTCAGTGCCTACTCCCGCGCCATTGGCCAGGGTGTATGTCGCAGACGCACCGTTACCGGCCGCCCACACACTCCCACTTCCGACAGCAAACGCCATAGTCGTCGTGTGCGCGTGAGGGCCGACAACGTCTGTCTGTAGCGCCCCTCCAGCACCGGCCGACCGTGCTCCATCCCCACGCCGGAAAACCGCACCAAGCGATCCAGCCGCCTTACCGTTCATGTCCGGCACGCGAATGGTGGTCGAACCGTCGCCCAACGTGTACATGCCCCGCTGCGTAGGGTCACTCTGCCACGCGGCATCGGCAACAACAGGCAGAGTTCCTGCGATCACCATGGCGGCAAGATCGGGGTAGGTGGCGCGGCTGACGGTTTGACCGTCCAGAGGAATTTGGCCTGCCGGAATGGAAGAACGGAGAGGCCACCAATCGGGAGTACCAACGGCCGGCCCGCTGGGAATGGGAGGCAACTGGCTTTCGGGAACCAGGCCATCTACGTCCAGTGTCGCTACGCCCCCAGGCTCCCCTTTCTCCGCCTGGGGTACAAAGGAAAGGTCAGGTAATTGGCTTTCAGGAATCGAGCCTTGCGCGTTCAGCGTTGCAACGCCTCCCGGCTGCCCCTTCTGCGCCAGCGGGATTGCATCCACAGCGTTCGGCAATTGGCCGGGAGTTACCTTGCCATCCTCGCCCAGGGTTGCCACACCTTCCGGAGCACCCTTCTGGGCCATGGGGATGAACTCTTCCTGTTCGGGAAGGTGTTCAGCCGGAACTTTTCCGGCATCGTCCAGGGGAGCAACACCGCCGGCATTGCCCTTTTCAACCGCAGGAATTGCCTCCGATGCCAGTTGGCTTGCGGTCTGGGCGGCGTCGGCCGCATCTTGCGCCGCGTCGCCGACCTCACCAATGCCCTCCACGACCTTGCTGAAATTGGAATTGACCTTCTGGAACGCAGTCCGGTGTTCGTCACCGGTCCCGTCATTGGGCGCCTGCCCAAGATTAATGGTATCGAGTGTTTGCATACTTGTCAGGGAACGAACTTCTGTTTGAATGTGACGGATAACGTGAACCAACTGCCACCGAGGGGTACTGGCCGATAACCACCGTCCACAAGAAACACAGCCTGTTGGCCCAACGGAGGGGCCCAGAGAAAGCCCTTCCAACCGCCGTGGCGGTCAAGAAACTCTTTGATAGGCAGAATTTCAGCCTCGGTGCCAAAGAACTCCAACGGCCACGACTCGCTGCGCGAATTAATTCCGTCCTGCGCGACCTGGGCATACCCGTCGCCAAATTGCGCGGTCAACGTGCGAAAGGTGACACTGCCCTGCGGATTCCTTCGAGGGCACCACGTGAAAATTTCCATGTCTATGACCTGTTATTTCGCGCGTTCCAGCCCGCGCCGCCGGGCTTATAAGAGCGCGCCAGCAGGTGATTAATCCGGGCGTCGACGAACTCGCCAATCTCCTTGCCAAACTGATCCCAGCCTGGTGTCGACTCCGATTGAGTTTGCTCGCCGGCTTGAACGTAGATGGACACTTGCACCGGACGGCTCGACCCATTGCCAGCGCCGCCGGCAACTGCGTTCGGAATCTGCGCACGGACGCCTAAGCTTCCGTCCGCCGCTCGCTTCAAAGGGAGAATGGCCTCGGGGCCGGCTTCGCCGAACACACCCGCTCCCTTGGCGAAGGCAAACACTTGCGGCGTGTCATAGATGCCACCCGAATACGCGGAAAGGCTGGGCGACGTATAGACGTTCCCTTTTGCGTTCGCCACACCCCAACCGTTGGATGCAATCAGCGATCCGATGCCGTCGCCACCCGCAGCCTGGACACTGCTCGCCATAGCTTCAGTACCGGCCGCAGCACCCGAAGCCGCGCCAAACAGCGATCCCGCAATACTCGTGACTAGCCCGAGCATTGCTTGGCGCGCTGCGATCTTCGCCATGTCGGCAAGAATGCTCTTTGTGAAGTCCCCGAAATTTGCCTTGCCGGTGGTCACGAAAGACGCCACTGCGTTCTCCATTCCCGTGAAAATAGAAGAGAAAACCTGCTGCGACTGCGCCATCAAGTTGGCCGAACCGTCGACCCACTCGTTTACCGCGAGCAGCGCGCCGTTCTTCCAGTCCCCTTGCATGGCGATACGTTGCTGCATGTATTCGCGCTCGCGCTGCACCTGCGCTTGCATCGCAGCGTCGATCTGCGCAATGCCTTGCCGATACTGCTCGGAATCCAACGCGCCCGCCCCGCCCTCGCGAAGCATCTTGTCGGTGAAACCGTCCTGAATGCGTCTGAAGCGGTCCTGCGCCTGATTGATCGAGTCGGCCAACGCTCGGTCATTGCTGCCCAACGTCAGCGCGTTCATTTGCCGGCTGACCTGCAAGTCGCGCGTCTCGCGGTAGTTGCCAATGTCCAACTGCGTCGCCCGTAGCGCCCCGCGGATCTTGGCCTGGTACTTCTCTATGTCGGTCGCTTCTTGCTGCTGCGACCGCGCAATCTGAGCCTCCAATTCCTGCACGCGGCCAAGATATCGCTCGCGTTCGGCCAGCTGCTTCTTGCCTCCGGCCACCTCCGCTTGCTGACGGACGATTGCCAGCTCGTCGGAAAGCGCGGCCCGCTGAGCAGCGGCACGCCGACGGATGAAATCCTCTTCCGACAGCAACCCCGCCGCCCGTTGACCTTCGAGCGCCGTTGTTTCGTCGCGCAACGCTTCCTCGCGCAAGCGGGCCTGGGCCTGCATCGCTGCAAGCTGTGCAGATATCCCGCTCTGCCCAGCGCCCGACGCCCCTTTGTCTTCGAACTTCTTGCGCGTCGCCGCTTCGCGCGCCTTGACCGCTTCAGGCAATATCCGCTTGTCATTTGGGTTGACAGCGCGGATCGCATTCTCAAGCCGAAGGTTTTCTTCTAGCGCCAGATTGAGCTGCTTGACCTTGTTGTTCTCGCGGTCGAAGGCGTCCAGCCGCTTAGCTGCGTCGATTGATCCAGCGTTTGCAGCGCCGTTCAATCCCTTGGCTTGCGCGGCTGCCTCATCGACACCCTTTTGATCTTGCAGGCTTGCAAGCTCAGCCCTGTCCGCGGCGAGATTCATCTCGGTGCGGCGCCGGTTGATGTCAGACAGAGCCCCGCGCTCCAGTCTCTGCTCGCGGTTCCGAATCCGCTCTTCGACGTCAGCAATCTTGTCGTCGTAGGTGGCATCACGTCCGAACGCCTTCATTGCCTCCCAGGCGCCGGTCACCTCTGACTTCAACCCTTTCCACGCGCGCTCCAGAATGCCAACCTTCTGGGTCGCTTCGGAGCCTAGGTAGTCATGCAACGCCTTGGAGGTCGCCTGCATGGCTGCCTCGCGCGCCCCGGTTTCCTCCAGCGTGCGAATGTAGTCCCACTGAGCCAGGCTCATGAAGTTCATTGAGCGGTTGTGCTCTTCCGCCCACTTCGTAACGCCCTCCGGCATCCGAGCAACGTCCTTGGAGATGTCATCCATGGACTGGCCCGACACACGTCGCAGCTGCACCATCGTGCCGCTAAGGCTTTCGATGGTCTGCTTCGTAATTTGACCGGTGCTTACAAGCGCCTCAACCGCCTGTCGGGCATTCCCAAGGCTTCCGCCACCGAACGACGCCGCAGCCGCGGACATGGCGCGAATATTGCCAGCCGTGACGCCAGCGTAATTGCCAGTTAGCTGTATTGTGCGATTCCAGCGTTGCGCCTCTTCATGCCCCGCATTAGCGGCCAGCGCAAAACCAGCAACAGCCCCCGCCGCCAGCGTGTACCGGCTGATCAATCCCAGCAGCGTGGTGCCCAGCGCCTTCGCCGCAGGCACGACGCCACCAAACATATCCTTAAGCTGGCCGCCCTGTTGAAGCAAAACAGTCATCGGCTGTTGCCCCCCTTGGAGGGAGACAACTATGTCGGTCAGCTGGGCCGGGACGCCCCGCATGGCGGCCGCCGTTTGCGCAGCGGAGTTCCCATACTTGTCGAAGGAGCGGCCAGCCGCCCCCATGGCAACCTCTTGCTCGCGCAGTCGTGCAATAAGCGGCGCAGCGCGGCTGCCCACGCCAAGCTCAGCGGCTTGCAGCTCCAACAGCTCTGATCGAGTTTTCCCAATCGCGAGCACTTGCCGCTCAAGCGCCTGCACGAACCGCTCAGACGTTTGGGTGAAGGCGCGTCCGCCAGTAGCGGTGGCATTGACCGCCTGATTCATCTGCCCCGCCGCTGCTCCCATTTGGGAGGTGGCGACGCCCGCCCGCCCCAGAGCAGCTTCCGTCTTGGCCGCAAATTGCGTAGTGGCCGCTTCGGCCGCGCCAAATCCGCGAGTCAAGTCCGCTTCGTTCGCGGTCAGCGTTACGCCAAGGATCTTTTCTGTCATGTCATCCCGCCCACTACCGTGTGCATCTTTTGGCGCTATTGCGCAGCCATGAATACTTCCAGCGCCGCACTTTCCATCGCCCTGATATCCCGGAACGCCTGGCGGTGGTCAGAGCTGCTGGGCAGTAGCATTTGGATCGTGGCCTGAATCTCGATGGCCGGGATTCCTGCACGTATCGGCGTTCCCATGGGAGGAACAAGCCAAGACCAGCACGTCGCCAGTTGCAGGAACACTTCGAGAGTGGGCCAGTTGTCATCGAATACCTCGAAGTGCGTCTCAGGTTCGCTGGTCTGTGCCTGCTCCAGCACTTCGGTCGGCGCACCGAGTTTGGCTAGTGCTTCGAGTACGACCACATCAGCGTCGAATGCACCTGCCGATTGCTCAGCCTTCCCGCCCATGGCCCAATGGCGGGCGGCCGCTACGAGTTTTTTTCGCGCACCTGCTGGTGGGCTTCAAAGAAGCCGTTGAACAGAGGCACAACGATTTCCGGCCAGTCGCTCAACACTTGACCCAGCGACTTCGCGGTAAACGGAATCGCTTCGCCTTGGCTATCGCGAGCGCCCAGCCAGCCCGTCATCTTGTCTTTGATGAACTCCACATCGGTGGAGTACGGCCATTTGGGCGCCGGCTTCGCACGCGCGACAGGCGGACGCCCCAGGCGCTCATTGAAAGCATTGGCCATCGAGTCTTGGAGGTCGGCGACCTGATCCAGCGTATGGCGCTTGTACTGAGCAATAAACTCGATGGCGACGGCCTCGCCGTTCTCGCCATGCACCTCAACCTTGATCGGGCACGCGGCGACCGCGCGCTTGGTTGTTACGAATGCCATGCTTCTTTCTCCCGGAATGCAAAACGCCCGGGTATGCCGGGCGCAGAGTTTTGAATTTGATGGACTAGAGCTTGTGCGGCTCAGCGGACGATGATTTCCAACTCGTCGTTACCGGCAACGCCGGGATTCACGTTCATGTCGAGTTCCAACATCGCCACGTTGTCTTGCTCGGAATACGCGGGGTTGGTCAACTGGGCGGACGGAGCCTTGATCTCGACGATGTTGCCCGCCACGGTGCCGTGCGTAATGGAGACCGGCTTTCCGGCCCCGTCGAGGACCATCGTCGGCCAGTCAAGCTGGGCAATCGTAGGCAGTTCCAGCGCGATCTTTCCAGTGGGCTGGCGGTCGGTGATTTCTGCGCCCTCGCAGCCGATAAGGGAGCGCCATACAAGCTGGTTCGCAATGTCGAAGTTGAGCGATTGAAGGCAGCCCGAGTACGAACCGAGGGACCATGTCGGCGTGTTCTGTTTGTTGACACCTTTCGGGATCTGGAAGGCGGCGTAATCGACCACCGAAGGGTTTGCGCCGTCGGTGATGGGCTGATACGCGCCCATGAAGCGGAAGCGCATGAAAGGAATGCCTTTGGCCGTCAGGTCAAAGGAAACAGTGCCGCGCGCGTCAAGAATCTTGTGGAACAGCCCGTCGAGGTAGTAATGCAGCGTCAGCCGTTCGAAGTTGTCGGATACGGGCAAATACCGTGTGTCGGTGTCCTCCGTGACCGTCTCCGAAAATCCGCAGGCGCGCAGCAGAGGCCCCCAAGCAGGAGCCGTGCCGGCCATTCCCGAGCCGGCAAGTTCCACCTCGCCCTCAATCTGGGCGTACTGCGTCGTAGCGATCTGCCCGGAATTGCCCATATACGGGCGCAACAGCGCACGCTCCACAAACTCGGCGGACAGAGGCGTGGCGGTGACATTGCGCAGCAGAATGGCATTCGCGGCGCCGGTCGGCACAGGGTCGGTGCCCGCTGCGGTCTGGATCTTCGCCAGCAGCAAGGTCTTTCGAATCGATTTTGCCATTTATGGCTCCATGTTTACCGGGGAGTGGTTTCGCTCGGCTTAGCCTGCGCAATCACACGGGCCGGTGCGCTCGATGAGCACGCGCTCCCCTGTCTCGGGGCCGCGCAGGTAGCTGCCGCCCTGCCCGTGGTATTGATCGGGCGAACCGGCGGAGGGTTGGGCAGTAGTGCGGACTTCGGCGCCCGCCTCGGCCTGATTGATCATGACCGCGGCAGCGCTGGTTTTGGGTGTGGACATTTGATGCTCCCAGGATCGGACGACTACCCGCTAAGGGATTGCTCGTCGGTCCGATAGGTGATGCGATAGCGCCGGGTCACGACCTGGCGCCGTAGGTCGCCATTGGCATACTTCGGCTCGTCGGTGCCGAACTCAGCAACCGCAACGATATTTTGCCCGCCGTAGCCCATTACCAGGGGGTGAGCCGCTTCAAACACAGCCTCCGCCAGCGCAAGGTGATCGTCACCGCAGGTATGGACGATCAGGTGGATTTCGCGCACACGAGTGACGCGGGGAACTGCCATGCTCTCGACAGATTCCGCCCCCAACTGAACGGAAACCACCTGAGGGTCTTCCCTGGTGATTGCCCGTACTGGGGACGGCTCCATCACGGCAGGGAAGCCCGCCACTTTCAAGGCCGCCCGCAGTTCTTGAACGTAGGTCAGTGCAAGCGTGGTCATGTCAGGCGTTCCAAAAGCGCCCGCGTCCAGTGCCCGTCGCCAACGCTGACCGGTTGCTGGCGGACCCGATAGCGTTGCCCGGCAATGTCTAGTTCGCTCAGATACCTCAGGCCAGGGGCGTCCGCGCTGGTGAATTCGATTTCGTAGTCGGTCGAATGCACCATCGTGGATTCGTCGATCACACCGGGCCTGTCGAACCTGGCCTGGAACTCGACAAGAGGCACGGAGCCGATCAACCTGACCGGCTCCCGCATCCCCGCCGCGTCGAACGCCTCATCAAATATGGCGTTGTCCCAGCGCATTGCCATCAAGCCTTCTTCAGCTTGATAACGACGTTGGGACGAGTATTGATCGTCAGCGGGTTCGACTGCACCTTGAGGTCAACGCCGACGCCGTGCTGCAAGATTTCTTGGCTGGCGTAGTACGGAACACCAATCGTATTCACGGCGTCGATGTGGTTTGCCGGAGCAAACTTCGTCTGGAACAGATCGTCGCTGGTGATCGGGATGAGGTAAGCATCGTCCGGCTCAATGAACGAGATACCCCCGACTTTGCCGTAATACTCCTTCCATTCGACGCCCTCGAACATGAAGCCCGAGCGCAGATCCTGGCGCAAGAACTCGCCGTCCTTCCACCGATCAAATGCCTTCTCAACGCTGTCATGACCCGTGAGCGCGTCGTAGAAGCCACGGCCCACGACGCCAAGCCAGCCCACGATCACCGCTTCGCCAGCCAGCGCATCTTCCGCTTGCCGCTTGGCATCGATCACCTTTTGACGCACCTTGGTGGACGCAGTCCCCAGCGCGAAATTCACCGTCTTCTGCGTGTAGCCGAAGCGTTGATACAGGTCGAGCAGCACACGCTGGCCGTCGGCGTCCAAGATTTTCCCGGTCACGGCGCCCAGGCGGTGGTAACCCAGGGTCACATCAATGGCCTTGCGCAGCTTGTTCGCGCGCTTGTTCACGACGGACAGCATGACTTCCAGTTCCGATTCCGTGCCAAAGGCCCGGACGTTCTGGATTTCATCCGCATAGATCGTGTCGCGCAGCGGCAAATGCAAGGTATTGAACGGGATGAGGTCGCGGCGGTCCGGCTCCAACGAAGCGCCCGGCGAGCCGCGGGGCGCGTCTGCCACGAGGGCCAGCTTGCCGTTCGAACGCTCGATGCTGACGGTCGTCGTCGTCACGCCTTCCTCATCGAACAGGGAGTCGAGCGTGGTCGGAACGGCCTGACCTTCCGGGGAGGTATTGACCGTAGCGGTGAGCGAACCCAGCTTGAAAGCGTCGTCTTTGAAAATGTCGATATGGGCCATGTATGGCTCCCAGAATAGAAATGGCCCGCGAGAAGCGGGCCGGAATCAAGAGATAGGGGAACGCAGGTGGAAATTCGACTAGTCGCGAACCACCAGAAACGCCGGGGCAAGATCCGCCCGCGCATCGGCATCCAGGCCGGTCAAGGACCAAGCGGTGACTTCGGCCAGTCGCACGATTCCGGTGGCCGGCTGCGGCGCATCCGAGGCCTCCGCGGCGCCGTAGAGAACGCAGGCCGCCTTCTCCGTCCCGTCGGTTGCGGCGGGGTCGTAGTTGGCGTAGTGCTTCGATGCGGTAATCACCCCCAAGACCTGACCGGACGGATAGCCGGTTGCGGTTGCCGCGAGGGTGATCTTTTCGCGCGAAATTTCGCCGGCCCCTTCGGACAGCAAAAACTCGGCGGTGCGGGGCTTTTCTTGCAAGGTATTCATGCTCTCTCCAGGAATGAAGTGACTGCTTAGGGCACGCGGCGGCGTGCAGCAGCACGGGCCTCGTAAATGCTGGTTGTAGACAAAGCCGGAGCGTTCGACGCTGCAGCCGGCTCGGGACGATGCGTATTGCTGATTTGCTGGTTCGACGAACTTGCCACCGCGTCGAACAGTCGCGCGCGGACCTGATCAACGTCCAGACCCTGGGCTACGAACTCGGCTGCCTTGTCAGGCAATTTGGCTGCCATGCAGATGCCCGCAATCTCTTTCGCCTGGACGACGCGCTGATTGGCCTGTGCCTCGCCGACCAACGCGCCGCTCATCAGCACGCCTTCGGCAAGATGCGGAATGCCCTCGGCCCGGCAAGATGCGTAGACGTGCTTCAACATGGCAGAAGCGGTGGGCAGGCCCGCAGGCAGTGCGGGGGCACCGGATCGGGATCAGCGGGTGATGGATCGGCCGGCGCGGGATCGGCCGGAGCCGGATCGTTCGGCTTGGGGTCCGCGGGTTCTGGGTCCACCGGCTTCGGGGAGGGCGGATCACCGGCCGGAGCCTCACCGTCCACCAGCATCTTCAGCGGCTCGGGCAAATTGGGAAAGCGGGAAAGAAGCTCCCGCGAATTGGTGGACATCGCGATCTTGACCGGCTCTTCGATCACGTCGCAGAAGCCCATAGCCTGCGCGTCGAGGGCCGACAGCCACGTCGTGGCCTCCATCATCTCTGCAATTTTCTCGGCCGGCTGCCCGCTGCGACGGACGTACGCGGAAATGACACTGTCGAGGATGTTCTCCATCTGCGACACGGACGCCTTCAGTTCCGCAAGATTCCCCCACGCCACCGTGGTCGGCTCGTGGATCATGATTTGAGCGTTTTCCGGCATTTCGATTGTGTCGCAGGCGATGAGCGGCAACGTGGCGGCAGATGCGGCCACGCTGTCGACCCGGCCGACGGTACGTCCGCTGTAGCGACGCAGGGCGTTGTACATGGCAAAAGCGTCATACACGCTGCCCCCGCCGCTATTGATCGCCACAACGATTTTCATTCCCGTGGACGCGGCGGCATCCAGCTCTTGGATGAAGTCCGCTGCCGACTTTCCCCAGAAGCCGATGTCGTCATAGATGCGCAGCTCGACGACTTGCTCGCCCATCCGCATGCCGGGACCGATCGAATAGAAGTTTCCTTTCTTGGCCATATTGGCTCCGTTCATTGATTGAGGGGATCGGGACTGCCGCCCCCATCAAGCCCTGCCGCCCTGCCGGCGGCGGTCGTATGGCGCGGGTCACTATCGAAGACCATGCCGGCCGCGTCCGCGGTAGCGTTGTCCGCCTGAATCTCGGCATTGACCTGGTCAGGGTCATCGCCCTGCCCCAAGATGACCGACGCTCTGCTGGCAAAGCCCGCCCGGACCTGATCCTTCTTGGCCTGAATGTCTTGCACTGGGTTGAAATACGGCCAGCCCTGAGGCACCCAGAGGACGCGCAGCCAATCTCTGCGGCGGCGGTGGTAGTCCGGCATCGGGATCGTGCCCGACAACGCCAGAGCGTCAATCCACGCGGCCCAAACGGGGCGGCAAAACTGATGGATGACGCAGTGCCACTGATGTTGCTCGACAAGGCGGTGAAATTCGTTGACGACTACCCGCAATGCGCGGTCGCTGATCCCCCGAAGGTCACCCGTCGCAATCTCGTAGGGAATGCCGACAGACGCGAATGCCGCCATCAACTGATGCCGCATGAATCCTTCGTAGTTGCTTCCTGCATCCGGGGGGCCGAAAACGTCACTTCCTCCCCTGGAGCAAGTGTTTGCATGGTGCCCGGTTCCATCGAAACAAGCGGGGTGCCGTCGTCATCCTCTACATAGTCCTCCGGCCGATTGGTCAGGGGATTGTTCTGGTCCTCATCAGGATCTGGCCGGGTGATGAATCCGGCAAACAGGTTAGACACTTCCTGTCTGTACATCACAGCGTCGTCCAAGCTGTCGATGGACTTCAGCCGCAGCAAGACCGAGGCCAATGACGTCACACCCCGAACCTGTCCAGGGCGAAGGACTGGGAACGCATGCACAACCTGGTCTGCCGGTACAGGCACAAGATCTTGACCGGTTGCCGGGCGGCCGAACTCTCCCGGGTGGCGCCGCCACAGGTGATATGCCACTCGCCGACCAATCGCATCGAACTCGACACCATTTACGACCTCGCCCCCGTTTGGAAGCGAATAGGTGCGCTCGACCGGTAGCTGATCGCCCTCCAGTAGTTGAAGCTGTAGAGGCACCGTGAGGCCATCCTGCGGTCGGCGGGGCCGAAAGCGACACAATGACTCGCCGTCAGTGAAGATTGAGCGGACCGCCAGCGCTTGCATACCGTAAAAGTCGAGCCGGCCGTCGGCATCAGCCTCAGGGCACCAGTCCGCCCACAACTCCTTAAGCAGCCGCCGAACCTCCTTATCCGGGTGCTGGGGGTATGGCTGAATTCCCGTACCGATAACGTTGCTCGTCCAACGTGTCACGGCAGTGGAAGCCCAAGGATCGTTTCGCACGGCATCCCGTGCGCGACGACGCTGCAAACCGAGGCCATGGGTTACGGCTGCATTTGGGCCGGCACTGGAAGGATTCCAGTTGCGCGCCCGGCTTCCAGTGGCGCTACCGCTTTCGTAGCTGGAACTCATCTGCGCACTCAAGCGCTGCGGCAGCAACAGGCCAGAGCGCCGATTTCTGGTGTATTTCATCGCAACCCCTTCCCCGCACTACGCACGCGAAACTGCCGCGATTGCCGCTTGCCCTTGTTGAGTTCGCGGGACACATGCACACGCGCCTGCATGAGTTCGTCCATGCTGCGGAAGCGAACACGCTTGCCGTCGTACTGGACTTCCAACTGGCTGCCGGCAATAGCGCGGTCCAACTTCTCAAGATCGGCCTGGGTGTATGCCATGGACCTGTCCTATTTCTTTGATTTGATTGCTGGTGATCGCCCCGCCCCTTACCTCCGCCCTTTCAAATAGCTTGAGGGTGCAGCACGGCGGCGGGCTGGGCGCGCTGGCGCCCTGGGGGCCGCTGCGGGCGACGCTAGGGCCGCCCGCGCTGACTTAGCCGGCTGCGGTTCGGTTGATTGCGTCGCTTCGTCGTCATGCTCGGCGGCCGGCGGCAGCGCATCCAGCTTGGCCGCCATCGCGTCCCACCAGGCGACGGTCTTGCGAGAAAGACCCAGGTGCTCGGCAACCCAGAGGGCATAAACGGCGCAGTCCCACGTTTCCACGCGCTTTCGAATCGCCGTCCAGAGCGTGCGAACACCGGTGGCAGTCTTTCGCGCTACCCGCACCTCGCCCGAGAACTGTCTAAACCACTCTTCTGACAGATCCGCCGACAGGTGGACATAGCCCGCCCCCGGCGACTCGATAGCCAAGCGACTATGCAGCAGGTCTTTGGCCAAGTTGGTGCCAACGTGCCAGAGGATGACGCCCTTCTTCAAACGCTTGCCACGCCAGTCGATATCGACCTGGCCGGCGCCATCCTTGATCGCCTTCTCACCGAAAGGCCGCCCACGTACTGCGAATACCCGGCGCGCCTTGTTGCGTCGCGCGAAGTCATAAACGGCATTCGAGTGGTGGCCGCCGGAGTCGATGGCGGATGCATAAATGCTCATCTGCTGGCCGCCCTCATGCTGGAAACGGCGCTCGAACAGGTATTCCGCCACGCTGGCCCAGACTTCATCCTCGGCTGGATTGCCGTGAAAAATCTGATGATCAATCGTCCACATTTCTTGGCCGCGCCCAAACCCCCAGACGCCCACCTCGACCCGATTGCCCTGTGTGTCGCAGCCAGCCAGTAAGAGCGTGCAGCCCATCGGTACCATGTTGTCGCCCAGCCCAGGGAGCCGATAAGCTTCGATCTCCGCGCGCCGCTTGAGTTCGTCGGCCTCGATTTTCTCGATTTCGCCTTCCCAAGCCTGCCCAAGCGTCGTGTTCCAGAACGTCTTTAGCGGCTCGTCGTCGCCCTGCTGTGCCTTGGCATAGGCATCCTGAAACTCGCGGACCAGCTTGGACCAACTCACCATCGGGCTGTACGCGGTCCAGACTTGAAAGGCGATCCGCTTGTGGGCCGGGACGATCTCGCCGGCCGCATTGCGGAAAACTCCATCACGATCAATCGTCGTTCCGTCCGTGCCGAACCAGAGTCCATCCTCCGACGCGGCCAAGTACTCACCCTGAGTCGTCAACACCCCGCAATGCGGGCACAAGTGCCGGACCGTCTCAGGGTCGCCGTTCAACCATTTGAATCCGTGGGGTTCGTCCTTCCCGCCCCATGTCAATGCGTGATGTTCTCCGCAGTGGGGGCAGGCTATGTGATAGTCATAGCGCGCATCCGCGCCGGCCGCACGCTTGTCCATCAGGCAGGTCTCTTTGAGCTTCGGCGTGGACCCGATTACCAGCTTGGGAAAGGTGGCCCCTTCAAGGCGCTTGCTCGCCAGTTGGCCGGGGTCGCCTTCACCATCGATGTTCGAATCAAACGAGCTGAACTCGTCCAGCACAGCAACGCTGATTGACAGGCGCCGATAGTTGTCGCCGGACCGCCCCCCGCGCAGGTGCAGGACGCTACCGCGAAACTTCTTCACCAGCAGCGTGTTGTCTTTGTGGCGCGCCAGCCGGGCCGGAAAAATCGGATGCATGGCGGTCACGTCCCGCAGCATCGGTTCCAATTCCGTTTTGACGAACTCGTCCCGGGCGCTGTCAGTGGGCTGCCATAGCGCTTGGTTGCGGCGACGGTGTTCGGCGAAGTATCCGAGCGCCGCCAAAACGATTTTTGTGTATCCGACGCGAGCCGACTTGATGACGTCTACTTCGTGCACATCATCGCTTCCAATGCAGGCCAGGATCGCGCGTTGGAAAGGCCAAGCCTCCCACCGCTGCTCGACATACGACGATTCCGCCGACAGATAAAAGTGGCGCTCTGCCCATTCCCGCAGCGTCATCGGCTCCGGCGCGCCAAAGGAGGCAAGCCCGCGTCGAAGCGCGCGAGCGACCGCCGCGCGATTGTCTTCTACGATTGCAAGTCCGGCCTAACGAGTCCGCCCCTATTGGGCGTGGCACGAGCAGAGTGCAGCGATACCCCCTTCGGTACCCCCTAACCTGTTCTGCTGTGCGACATGAGTTTTTAGGCTCTCAGGAACCTGTGGAGAAAATGGAGATGGCAGATGCAGCTGCGCCGCACCTTCATGGCCAACACCGGCGCGGAGCGCCGTTGCGAACTCGCGACGACGTAATCGAAGATATAACCCCCTGCCCTCGAGTTCGATGGGTCGGAGCACAAGGAAAAAATCCCTAGAGCCGCATAAACAAAGGCTCTCCGGGAAGCTGAGCCCCATTCTCGCGGGCTGAAAATATAACCCCCTCCCGCCTAGAATTGTCGACAACGGAACACAATCCCATATAAATCAACGGGATAGCGGGTAAATATTATTACCCCCCCTTAGAAATTCTCCTGACTAGCGAGCGTCTGGGGTTCGAATTACCCTTATCGGCCCGATATTAGAAGGGGCCCCCCGCTGCTTCACGAGCGGCTTCACCGCTTACCTTCCACCTACACCGTTTCACCACCGCCGCACACCAGGCAAGCCCTGGTACGTCCGCCCGTGTCGTCCATCACGCTTGACCGTAAGCGACGGGGCGACATTCGAATCCCCGTCAGCAGTGGCAAAATTCGTGCATATGTGCTTACGCTACGATCCTCAGCTCGTGGCGTGTGCAGTCGTCTGCATGGACTCTACTGACGATATGCGTATCAAACATCTGCTTAATTCATAACCAATAAATCCTAATCAAACAGGAAAGGTGTCCAATAAATGGGTAAAGACAAAACAGGAACAATTTTTGGCCGTTGGAAATTGATAGAAAAAATTGGTGAAGGTGGAAATGGTGAAGTTTGGACCGTCACTGAAAACGGCCTAGAGTATTTTGCGCTGAAGTTACTATCGCGCGGCGGCATCGATGAACCGTACCAGCGATTCTGCCGCGAAATAGAAACTTTGAAGAGACTTGAGGACTTCAGCGGGATCGTGCCGCTACTGGATAGTCTTATTCCCGAAGATCCTAAGAAGTGCCGACCGTGGTATGTGATGCCTCTTGCCAAGCAATATGAAGAGGCAGTAATTGACAGGTCGATGGCTCAAATTACTGTGGACTTCCAGTTCTTGGCATCAACGCTTGCTCGCTTGCATAAGCTTGGCATATATCATCGCGACATTAAACCCGCCAATTTCTTGATTCTAGAAGATACGGTATGTCTTTCGGATTTCGGATTAGTCAAACTTCTCGAGGCTGAGGGCCTTACTCCAAAACGCAGAGACGTCGGAGCAAAATTTACCATCGCGCCGGAAATGAGAAGAACTGCATCCGAGGCAGATGCTGCTCCAGCAGACATCTACTCTCTAGCAAAGTCGTTATGGATAGTCCTCACTCGGCAGGCTCTCGGTTTTGAGGGCCAATACGACCGTAACTCAACTACGGTGGGCCTCTCCAACTACATACGAACCGATCTGTACCTTACGCCGCTCGAAGATCTTCTAGAAGCAGCAACCGACCACGATCCGGCGAAAAGGCCGTCTGCTGACGAGTTCTCGTATCGACTGGCCGAATGGACTCGGATCAATGCGAGTTTTGATAATAAAAATAGCCTTCAGTGGAGTGAGGTCGCCGAAAGACTCTTTCCTTTAGGTCAACCTTCTAGGGCCGAGTGGGCGGACAGGGCTCACATTTGCACAGTTTTAAAGCTTGCGTCTAAGGCACGGGCCCTGAATCATATGTTCTATCCAACCGGGGGGGGCATGACACTGTTAGACGCTGACATTGCCCCAGAGCACGGAATGATCCAACTTCGCATCGGCGAAAACATGTTCAACCTCTGCGCACCCCTACGGTTGGTTTTTGAACCGTACCCGGATAAGCCAGAGTGGAGCTACTTTAGACTTGAGCTTAAGACAGTTTCTTCCATTTCAGCCCCCAATAATTCATTTGAGAATACGAGCGAAGAGCTTACAGAAATTGAACCTGGACGCTATGTTTCTATAAATAGCTGGTTCGAAAACGAGCACAATGGCTGCACACTTCCTGATACTGCGCGTCGGGTCGACAGGTATTCTGGGGGCAGCATAGTTTTATTTAGTACCACGTCGCCTTATAACCGAGACCCGCGCACTTACGACGCAAGACACAACCGCTTCAACACAGACGAATTTCGAGCCTATATTCATAGACAGGCCGAACTAGTGGATAAAGAGAGTCCGTAGGCAGCATCCGCAGTCCGTCCGTTCTCGATATATGGAGCCGACGTAATGCGATGACGACTGCCACGAACATGTACTCGTGTCAACCATTCCGACTCGCCTTGAGTTCACGCATCCGTTCCAGAGCGGCAAAATATGGGGGATCTCGCACATCGGGGGGGACTAACGGGTCCGATATGCCTTGCATAGCGGCAAGTATGTGAGAATGGACACCGACATCCCAAGCATCGACTACATCAAGATTTCTCAACTCGATGGCATGTTGTAGATCCTCCCTCGTGATCGACACTCCCGGACGGGACGCCTGGAATTCGCATGGCACTATGAGAACGGCAGTCGTCCGAGCGTATCCCTCAAGAATCAGATCCAAGTTCTTCGACGTGTCAGGATGCATGTCATGCATCCTATGCACCATCAAGAACCGCTGTGCCGGCCGCGTCTGCCTCCCCACATAACGCTCACCTATACCGATGGCAATACGATAGTCGAGCGGGCTATCTCGATTTATGCCCCGAATAATTGTCAGACCGATCCACCCTTCTTTGTCCCTTCCGCCGACCCTTTTTCTCCACCCGCGAAAGATCTTTCGACCAGCGTCGATATTCGTGAATGCAAGCATTAACAACGGAGGGGCGCCGAGAATTCCGAGCGTCCCCGAACCGACGCCGCGCCATCGGGCCTTATCCCAAAGAGGCATGTTGATGGGGGACATCACTTGAAGTTCTTTGTGCTTGATCGCGTCCGCTCCAAACAATTCCTTCGGCGGCTCGCCCAATTCCATATTTAGCTTTTCATCCGTTGGAGAAAACGTGGGATGAGGTGACCCCACTGCCGGGCTCCACGTCGATTCTCGGATCATTTCATACTCAACTAGCATCGGGTCCCCAACCCAGTCCTCAGCGCGATACTTAGGAGAATCTCCAAAAAGATTGGTCAGCGGAATAATAGATGTAGCGACTTGATAGGCGCGGTCCTGCGCCCGATGCTTCGAGAACATTTCTTCGAGCGCATCTTTCTGTCTCTCCAGTTGCATTTCATAGGTGAGATGCGCAAAAAGGAGCATCATGGCTTCAGAGAAGCCGTTGTCCAACAACTGAGCCGGCGCCAGAACCGGATGTTTCACGATTAGACGAGTCTCACCACAATCGTCTTCGGAAATCTCGATTTGGAAAGGAGGTTTAGCTACTTCTGCCTGCATCACTTCGATGTGCAACTCCGATCGAGGCGACACCAAGCCTGGACTCTGAATTGCAGTGGAGTAGAACGACTCGAAGAAGCCGAGAAAGCTCTCAGCGAGCATCGCTGATAATGCTGGCCCTCGTACTGAAATGCTTAAATGACAGCCAAGTAACACAGTTTTGTAGATGGCGGTTCCGATGTGCCAAATGGGCTCGAGCGGTAGATCTTCAGCGGCCGACGTATGTACCCAACTGCTGTAGAACTCCTGCAAGTCGGCGTCAGCCGTTTGATATTCACGTTTAACGAGTTCCTCTTGACCTAGCATGAATAGTGCCGCACTGCGAGAAAGTTCCAACCCGTGATGTGAAAGAACATCAGGCAGTCTGACTAGATGGTGCCAATCCGCCTTCGAAGTACGTAATAAGATTATCCCAAGTACGGTATCGATCGCCTGGAGCTCGCTCTCAAACTCTTGTCTTTTTTCTTCTTTGATACTCAGTGCCGCATGGATAGCGGGAATCAAACTCAGCCAGGCAAGCACATAAGGGACGCGGCCTAATTGCATTTCCACCCATATAAGTTTTTTGACTATAGGCAGTGCCCGTTTGTCTGCAGCTCCTAGTTTGAAGTGAGTGTATAGACAGCGATCAAGAGCGCCAACTAGTGTGCCGCGAGCCGCGTATAGAAGACCAGCCGACTCAAACGCGAGGCCAGTTCCGACCGTCGCGGCAATGAACTCATCCCTCGTTTCTTCTTGGGCTAACAAGAACTGGGCCTTCGCCAAGTTATTAATTGCGTCATAGGGCTTCTGTAAATCCAGTTTCCTCATCCCCCGTTGCAAATGCAGCTCGCCCGCCGATCTTGCCCCGTTCCTAGCCTGTTCCAATTCGATAATTGCTTCCATCAACTCATCTAGCGAAGGAGAGTCGGCAATAACTTCGGAAATATTCCGAGCGAAGCGAACCAAAGTGTCGACGGGGAATTCGAGGAGTCGACGTACCTCTGACAGATTCTGCCGCATGCCCCGTAGGGTGGAGCTAGGGTCCGCACCAGATTGCCCTACTGCAACAAACTCCATAAATAGCAGCAACGTGCGAGCCCACAAGGAGCTAGTTGCTCGTGATCGATCCGAGGCGTGTCGGTCGAGAGCTTGACGTAATGCTAAGGTTCCGCTCTGATCAAACAGAGGAGAACTTTGAAGCGCCAGCCATAGATTCACCAGCGGCTCAATATCCCAGACCCAGTCCGATGGCAGAACTTGGGCCGCGAGGTTTTCGTATATCCGTGTAGCGTATGTCGCATCGTCGTACCACCAAATAGCCGTCCAGGCTTGCTGGTACCAAATGCGATTGACCTGGCGCAAACTGCCGGCCTCCCGCGCAAGACGCTCTGCCCGCAGGAATCGTCCGTCAACTTCAACGCGAGATCTTTCTAACCCCCGCGAAAGAAGCGCCGCCTGTAAAGCCTCTTCTACTACCTCAAGTGTTGCACCTGTCTGGGCGGCGGCTTCAATGCGGATATCCAGCTCGTCCAACTCCCGCATTCTGGCAACGTCCAGTGGCCCATGTTTGACGGCAAGCCTAGTGGACAGCTCGAACTGCAACGTTTCAGATACGATGTCCCATCGTTTATGCGTCACAACCCTGTCCACAATCCAAGTACGATCCATGATACGCACCTCTATACCGTACTTATCCTTGAGCGCTTCTTGCGTCTCAGCGCGATCTTTGTCGCGAACCGCTTGATTGGTGATGAAGTAAACTAGAGAGTATGGACGGGCTGTCGCGACGATCTTAGCGACGTCGGAATCCAACTTGGGTTTCCACTTGGCCTTAGCGCTAACTGCGAACGCCCACCGTTCTAATCCTGTCGCTTCGGGGAGCCCCTCGTACCAGAGATTGGCAATTGCTCGTGCTACGGGGTACGTCTCCGTGTCCACCTTGCTATCGCCTCCTCCTGTAGGCCCCGTTTGGGGCAAGAGATTAGGGCATAGTTCGCGCTCCGCGAGCACACGAGCGAAATTTTCGAAGGGCGTTTCTTCTTTGCGACTCGTTAGAGAAGCCAGATGGAATTCGAACTGCCGTCGGTCCATCTCGCTGACCTCGACTTGCACAGTATCGGAGTAGAGCTCAGGTCTGCGCGCACGCATGAAATCGCGATACGATCGCGGATAGATTTTGCCCTTCAAAGTGCTCTCCTCGCAAAGTTGACAGTGCGCATCGCCCCGTGGCTCGGAATTGTTGGTTAAATTCTAAGCGAGATCAAGGAATGGACTTCGGCGGCGTATTTTGAATACGGCGCCGTTTTGTCGGTATGACGGCCGAAAAATTGACAGTCCTTGCCAGCAATGAGTGAGTAACAGAGTACGCCTATAGATCAAGGACAACCGCGAGACACCGCGCATTGAGTGTCCTCTTCCTATAGGCGCACAGTTCTAAGCCCAGACTCCCGCCGGAGTCGCCAGCGGGATTCTCTATTTGCTTGGCTAGGCGTTGAGCCCCAGAATCGCTCTGGGATTGGCGTCCGCTCGACGCATAACCGCATCGCCAAGTGCCTCCAGTCGCTCGAACTCCGCCTCCTCGGCCAATTCCAGCGTAAAGAGCTGCGCGGCAAGTCTGGTCAAATCCGCCCCCTTGTCGGCTACCTGGCGGCCCTCTACGCTACCCTTTGCCGCCTTGATAAGCATTGCGCGGAATTCTTGCCGGTGCGTAGCCACAAGCAGCGATAAGGCCAGATCAGGGACGAGTCCAATGCGCTCATCCAACCCCCTCCATATCCCGCCCCCAGGGTTCTTGCTCTCATAGGCCAGTTCATGGGCGATATCGGTGAAATTGCGGCTGGACCGTTGCTCCATCCCATCTAACCAGCTGTCCACCTTGGCACCGATACCCACGTCGTCCAGCGCGGCACGCTTTACCTCTCCAATCTCGGTTTGAAGAGCGTAAATCTCCGCGCGAATCTTGTTCAGCTTTTGCGACATGACCGCTTACCTCCAACCCATGGTTTCAAAAAGTTCAGCTTGATTATTCCCGCCGCCCAGTTCGTCCGCCAGGGCTTTCAAGACTCCTTCGCCAATAGTGGTGGCCACTCGATAGGGCTCCGTCAACCGCTCCTTTTCGACGTTCAACTGCTCCAGCAATAATTTGGCAGCGCCTATGCGTCTATCCAGAATGGTGACTTCGTCACGTCCGCCTTTGGCACCAGATGCGACGATATAAGCCTTTTCGCCCTCAAGGCGCTTGATCTCATTGTGTGCGCCAAGGAACTGCTCGGACGCGGCTTGCATGGCCAAATGCATCGCCCGACGTTGACTAACAATCCGGCTAACCTTGTTGATCAGTTCCGGGGTCAGCTTCTGCATGAAGTCGGCGTGATAATCCAACCTCGTCTTCTCCGGTGTGTTCACCGTTTCCATTGCCTTACTCCTTAAATTTGCCCAAGAGGGCATATCGCCGCCTGAAAAGTGACTTTGCACCGCTGGCGGCGTCGATTGCGTGCGCCACGCCTGCTCGGTTGCAATGAATCGGACTCGGCGTCTCGCACGGAAAGTGGTTTCCTTTGAGGGCCAGTCGATTAATGCGGCAAGCAGAATTCCGCTTGAGGGCACATAGCGCCCCCATCGGCAGGGCATATGCGTAAGGGGTGGGTACTCCCGTATGCGGGCGGCAAGTCGTCACGCACGGAGCAATAGCCTCTCGCCGCCCCCGGTCGCCGTAGATGGATGCAGCGCTGGCAGTTGCTGCCCTCAAGGGCCAGCATGATTTCCTGCTTGTTGCTGCGGATGTAATGGCGCAGCTCGTCGGTCAAGCGCTCCGAAGGCGACACCACCACCCTATCCGGCCACCGAATTTCCACATGGACACCGGCCTTGAACAGCGGCACAAGAACATCGGAGGTCATCAAAATGCCTCCTCGCCTGCACCGGCCGGTTTGCCTAAGGTGCTCAAGGTTTCCCTAAGATGCTCACTGTTTTCTATGAGCACCTTAGGGGAATCGGTGAGCACCTTAGCGTCTTGGCCCTGCCGACCCAGGCGCCAGAACCAGGCCCCTTTAGCCCCGATCCCGTCACCGGCTCGATACGCCTCGGCGCCGATGGACTTTTGCGCGCGACGAATCGTTGCCCAAGCAAAGCCTGCTCCATCCGCATCGGCCTTTACCTGTTTGGAAGGCACTGGACCGTCCGCCAGCAACCCTCGCAGGAACTCGGCAGCGTCGTCTTGCTCACTGCTTTCTTCTGTCTGCGGGGCTTCGATTGCCCCGAGAATGTCCCTGGCCGTTCCTTCTATTCGATCTCCCCACACAACGCGCGTTGTTTCTATTCCACTTTCGAGCGTGCAAGGCTCGATGTGATACAGCACGCCCCCGTCGTCCACGGAAATATTGCTTTTCGCCCTGGCCAGCACCCGAGCTTCGCTATCCTCTTCCTTAGCCGCAACGATCACAGTACGCGCCAGAGCACCGAAAGCTTGCGATCCAATCACGCGCTCCTGCGGTGAAGATCCTGCCGAGCCTTTGGAGAAGTGGGTAATCCCTACGACCGCGCAGTCCTGCCCCACCGCGAAATCTACGACGGCTTGCAGGCCTCGTCGCACGTCGTTAGCCCTATGCATGTCTCCCGCCACGGCGCTGACGATAGGGTCAATCAATAGCAGCGAAGCTCCTCCGATGGCAGAGACAGCAGCGGTCAGCGTCGGGATGTCCCGGGCCGGATCAAACGGCAGCAGTTCACCCGTAATGGAATCGGTCACACCTTGGACGAAGTACACATTACGCACATCGGCTCCGCAGGCCATCAAGCGCGGCTTAAGCGTGTCGGCGGGATCATCCTCACTGGACCAAACCAGCACGTTGCCGGACCCAGCGCACAACAGACCATCAGGCCAGCGCCCCCCGGTCGTAACCGTCGCAGCTAGGCCCAGGGCTAAGGTCGTCTTTCCCGTGCCGGCAGCTCCCGCCAGAATAATGAGCTTGCCCTTTGCCAGCCAGCCAGGCCACAGCCAATGAATCGGCCGTTCCTCGATATCGACGGCCCGTACGAGCGAGACGCCGCCCGCCACACTCGTGCTGGTTCGCTCCTCCGCTCCAGTTGCCTGAATAGCGTGATGAACATGCGCCGTTACGGAATCGCGTCCAACCAAGCGGGCCATGTCGTTGAAGTCGGAAGGTGCCTTGCCGTCGATCAGCGCCCCTTCATTGAATGAAGGCAAAACAGCCACTCCGCCAACCGCACTGGCAGCGGCTTTCGCTGCTCGTTGCCCCGTCTCCGATTCGTCCAAATCGCCGCAAATCACTATGCGAACGCTCGGCATCTTGGCCCGTAAGGCTGTAGCCACGATGCCCAAATTTCCAGCGTTAAACGCCACGGCCACGGGGTAGCCCGTGGCGTCATGCAAACTCGCCCCCGTCGCGTATCCCTCGACAACTAGCAATAAATCTTTGGGGCGTCCACCGAAGGCGTAATAGCAACCGCGCATCTTGCCGTGCGTCTTGAACCGCTTGCGGCCCTGAGCATCGACGAATTGCAAACTCCAAAGCTTGCCCGCCGAGTCTCGCAGCGGAATCAGCAGGGTTCGCTTGTCATGGAATTCACGGAGCCCCAGAGGTTTTACGCCCTTCGAGACGCAATAGGGATTGTCTGCCAACGCATCCCGAGCCTTCTCCCATATGGTGGCGCAAGCATCTGCCGCGGCTTGATGCTCGCTGGCGAGTTCGGCCGCTGCGGCAAGGCGAGCGGCTTTCACTCGCTCTTGATGAGCACGCCGTTCGTCTTCGGAAAACTGGCGCTCTGCCTTGGCGCACCACGTCTCTTGTAGGTCGGTCGCCCAGTCGCCAAACGCCCCAGCCGCAAGGCCATCGCCATGCAGCACATACCAGCCGCTCTTCTTTCCCGGTTTGGCGGTGTCAAAGCGATGCAGCTTACCGTCGGCCAGGATTTCCTTGGGCGCGAGGCCAGCGGCCTTCAGCGCCCCCGCGAATTGGTCCTCGATGAGTTGAGACACGGTCATCGCTCGGCCTCCGGCACATAGTGCTTTTGTGCCCACATGCTCAAGTGCCCAGCGTCATCAAGCAGAGCGTGTGCTGCAACCTGGATAAGTCCTAAGAGATTGTCAGTGTCATACCCAGAAAGCACTTCGGGCCCGTCATCCAAATCATTGTTGACCTGGTTCCATCGCAACAAGCCGACCAGGCTTTCAATTCCGGCCATTGCCGCCGCACATTTATCCGCGTACGCGATGAAAGGCATAGCTCCGGTTCGACGTGCGTGTTCAGTGACCGAGTCAGCGAAACGCGAATGACGAGTTTCAATGTGATTCGACGAAATCATTGCTTTTCTCCTCCCTGCGCGGGACTAGGAGGACAAAAGGCAGCTCGAATAACTGATCAGCCAGCGTGCGGGCTTGCCCCGCCAGCATTCGGACAATGTAGGCAGTCGGGATAGGATCATCCGCTTTGTCGTCAGGCAGTGCCGCGCTCAAGACGTCGAGCGTGCAAGCAATATCGAATGCGCGATTGGTGAACACCATCATGTCGATCGACGGCATCGCGGTAACAGAAGCGGCCTTCATACCTGACCTCCTTTCACCATGTCGCGAATCTCGGCGGCCAGGTCACTTACGAGCCAAAGGATGTTGTCGCGGTCGTACTCGAACAGATCATTGAACGATTCGCGCCCCCGTCCGTACAAAAGCACTGTCAGGCTTGCCAGTTGGGCGCAGCGCCCTTCAAGGTCGACGGGATTGATGCGGACAGGAGCCAGCAAACGGGGCTTAGTCATGACGCGCCCCCGCGAACAATTGCGCGATCCCTTCGGCAAAGCCTTGGTCAAACGCAAACTTGATTTCAGGGATTGCTGTTGACCATTCAAGCGAAGCGACGAAGACAGCACGGTGCTGGTCGCGGAACTGGGCCAGCGAAAGCTCGTGCTGGGCCAGCCAAGCGGCTACGCCGGCACGGCCTGCACTAAGGGCAGATTGATGGAAAGCAGGGGAAAAGGTTTGCTCAGGACGAGCGGATGCGTTAGCCACGGATAGCTCCTATCGAATTGGTAGAAGCCCGCGTCTCATCGCCAAATGAGGTGGGCGGGCAGAAAGCAGGGTTGGCGAACCGGCTCGATAGGACACCGGCAGGGCGTAAGCCCTCCCCACAATCGCCCGCCCAAAGAAGGCGCGCAAGAGCGTACAGACGTAAAAATACCGCCAAGGGGCGGTGCGTCCGCCTATCGATAGTCTGGTCGCCAAACCAGGTCGCGTTTGTTTCCGCAACAGTTTCAGTATGCCCGAGGGATGGGAAGCGCGCAAGCATAGAACCTCTCCTACCGAGGCTCTGAGCGACTGGCCGCAATGCGCCTGGCGATCCATTCATCCACCTCACTTTCAAGCCACGCAACCGCCCTCTTTCCGATCTTGATTGGCTTAGGAAACGTAGGATCGGTGTAGATAGTGGTTCTGCTTCTGAGCGTCCGCTTGCGAACCTCTGGCAGCCGTAGCAAGGTCGTTTTCGACATAGCCCCTCCTAGGGACGAAAAAAAGCCCGCCTAAGCGGGCTCAAGCCCCATGAAAGGGCATGTATGCATGGAATCGATTTAAGACCCGGGACCCTCGCCTCTTCGAGCATCGAGGTAATCCGCCCAGGCCTGCATCATTTCGGCGCGAGGTTGAAGATATAGCGCGTGGTTATAGGCGGCGCTCACGGAGTTACGGGACTGGTGCGCGAGCTGCAACTCGATGTGTTCGTGAGGCCAACCTTGCTCATGCAGGATGGTTGACGCGACCCCACGGAAGCCATGTCCCGTCATGCGCCCCCCATACCCCATGCTACTCAACGCAGAACGCAATGCTCCCCGACCTAACGGAGCGCCGTCGGCATTACGTCCGGGAAAGACAATACGCCCTGCGGGATGTAGAGTCCGAAGCGTTTCGAAGGCCTCAACGGCCTGTCTCGATAGCGGAACTATGTGTGGTGAATCCATTTTCATTCGTTCAGCTGGAATGTGCCATCTACCACCTGCCAAGTCTATTTCGTGCCATTCAGCGTCGAGCAGCTCCCCGGTACGCACAAAGGTCAAGCTCAAAGGCGAAGGGCGAGACGAACTACATCGCCCCCGGATAGAAATGCATGGCACGAAGTAGTGCGGGCAAATCTCTTGCGTCTACGCGAGCGTGGTTCGTTCGCTTGTGCGCTCGTAATACATCTCCCGCTTGCAGCTCTCCAACAGGGTTTCGGTCGATCATGTCATGGGCGACGGCGTATCGCAGGATCTGACTGCATACCTGTAAAACCTCACGAGCCACGGTAACCGCTCCCCTCGCCTCGATTCTCTTTGCCAGGTCACGGAACGCCGCAGGCGTGAGATCCACCAAGCGACGTTTCCCAATGCGGGGCAATATGTCATCGTCCAGGTAGCGGCGGATGGACTTGATCCGCGATTTGGAGCGGGACGGACTCCAATGAATGAACCATTGCTTCGACAGCGTCTGGAAATCTACGCCTTCGGACGCCACCTGCTGAGTACCCTTCCTCCTCTCCATCGGATCAATCCCAGAAGCAAGCAGCAAACGGGCGTCTCTATGTCGCTCCCGCGCTTGCGCCAGGGTGACGATGGGATAAACACCGAAGGCCATCAGCTTTTCTTTGCCCTGATACCTATATTTCCAGCGCCAATAGCGCGAGCCGCTGGGCCGAACGAGCAAGTACAGCCCATGTCCATCGGCAAGCTTCCGCCCCTTCCTTCGCACTTTGCGTGGCGCAATGCCGTATCTGTGAGCTTCACGTCTCTTCACTCCTATTCGTAGACGATGCAGCGCGACGCCCCCAAGGATGTACCCCAATTTGTACCCCCTGGAATATCTTGCTTCTACAGAATGCTGCGGAACGTCTATGTACGTTCTTGAACAGCACTATGCTCGTCAAATCAATTGGTTAGCTGGTCGCGTCGGTCTAGCCGGAACGCACCGGAACCAGCCCGAACAAACGGTACCTGTTGTCTTCTACGAGCATCCCTAGTCCTCATGATCGTCGTCCGCTTCGATATCCTCCAAGGACAGAGCCGCAACGGCATTGCGCGCCTTGGCTATTTCTCGTCGCAGGATCGTCAGATCCGCATCCGTCAGATTGGGCAACCGGCGTTTCAGGATTGCCGGGATGGCGTCTAGAGTGGCGGCGACCTTCGTGCCAGCGCGCACCAACACATCCTCCAGCACGCTGACCGGGGCAAGCTCGCCGCGCGTGACAGCGTTTTCCATTTCCACCTTGTCAGCCTGAGCCGCATTCAGTCGTGCCTTTTCTGCCGCCGGATCAAGACCGGGCGCGCCAGGACCTTGGTTGCGCCCGGCTGCGGTGTCCCGCAGGTTCCCGCAATAGGCCAGCAGCCAGTTTCCGAGCGTATCGCCCGCGGTCATCACCCCGCGCATCAGCAAGCCGCTGATCACGGGCTGCGTGACACCAACCAATTGCGCGAAGCGCGCCTGCGTTGTCTTCTTGTCCGGATCGATCATCTTGCTGTCGCCAAGGCGGCGTCCCATGCCGTTGAAAACTCGGCATCAAATCGCTCGCCATAGACCTCGGAGGCCGTCTCGTAGAACGGCAAGCGCGGTGTGTACGTTGGCTGGTCGATAGCCAACAGGACCGGCTTTACATCCGCTCCGTGCGTGCCAGTCTTTCGCCAAACACCAGCCGGCAAATGCTGGCGGCGATTGCCGCTCATGGCCCCCTTGCCGCGGGAAATGAAATACTGCACGCCGTTGATCTTGCGATAGCCCTCTTTCGAGGTCGACACCTGCGCAATGCGTGCGCGGGATTTAGCACTCGCGTTCGCACGATAGCCCTGCTCCCCGAAGGCCTCGAAGTACGACAGCAGGCGGACAATCTGACCGCGCGACATATTCCCGAAGGCGTCGAGTTCAGCGCCGGCCGCCGGCATGAGGAAGCTGCCGGCCGGCAGCCCAGATCGTTGCAAGGCCCGCTCCGAGCGCTTGTGACGGCGCCCGCCTCCCAGCACCTGCGGCGAGAGATACCTGTCGGCCCCGATTCCTTTCGCCGTGGCGTCGCGGTAATCGATCCTGGCCGACAGGTTCTCTTTTGTCGCGCGGCTGACCCGCAGCGCGTTGAGCGTGTACGGCGTGGGCCTATCAAAGACCTGGCGACTCTTCTCCACCAGTGCCTCGCGAACCGCTTGAGCCGTTTTGTTGAGCGCCACCGCAGTCGCAAATGGCAATTGCCGCTTCGCCGCGGCGTAGTAGTCCGCGCCAGCGCGGAGCGTGGACGTGAACTTCAACATGGCGACGCCTCAGATATAACCCCCCTCCCCAGAGAAGGAAGGGGTTCGATTACGGGCCAGCAGTGGCTAACCCGTTGTTTTTATTGAGTCTTGAGCCGAAATTATTATTACCCCCCCTAGCGCACCTCATAACTAGCGAGCGTGTGGGGTTCGAATTACCCTTACCGCACGGATTTCTCCAGGGGCCCCCGGGGGTTTTCGCCGCGCTTCCGCCGTCCTTACGATGCCTCTATTGCCCCATTGGCTTGGCATTCGCCGCACCAATCGCACCCACGGCAAGTGCTCCATCCACAGGCCGTGGCGCGCATCCTGTGCCCGGTGACCTAAGCGGTCGAACCGCCAATGTACGGCGCCCCTCCCGGAAATACACAACCCGCAGATTGACCGCCTTCTGGATCTAGCGCACAGTTCAAAGCTCGAGGCGATGGAGGCGGCGTTTCGAGAATTGGGCTGCCGCCTGGACATTTCTGTCATCTAAATGGAGGTGGAATATGCGCGTACTTATCGTTGACGACGACTCAGACACCGCCGAACTGACTGCCGAATGCTTGATGGTGGATGGTGACGTTACCGTCCAGATCGCCAGCAACGGAGACGCCGCCCTGCGCGCGGTTGCCGACTTCGCACCGGATACGATTTTGCTAGATGTCGAGCTTCGGGACGGTTGCGGGCTTGACTTGGCTATTGACCTAAAGGTCTTAAGCCGCGGATGTGCCCGCATTGTCATCTTCAGCGGTACCGTGACTAGATCCGCCGTAGGATCTTTGCCACCAGGCGTAGACGCCTGGCTTGCAAAACCTGCGCACCTTGAGGAAATTCAAGCGTGTATTACGGGGAAGCCAGATTCCATCTAAAGGCGCATCGGTCATCTTCTATAGCTGCAATGCAAAAGCCCCGAACGGAACTCCGTATCGGGGCTTCGTTGTATGAGAAGCGGGTAGAGAAGACCAATTCCTCGCTGCGCTATAGGCTTGGCCGAATCAACCGAGGGCTTTTGACTCGCGCCGATATACACTCGGCCGATAGACTCCGGTCATCAGGCCGATCAGGAGGCCAGAAGGCAGACGCAGGGCTTAAGTCGCGGATCCCTCATCGCTACGAATTGGAGTCAGAGCACATGGGCCACGCCGCCGCTCGCACAACAAAATTTCTGGTGGAGTTGGTTGGAGATCTGGAGACGGTAAACGGCATATGTTCCAGGTGCCCAAAAGGCATTTCCCTTGAAGAGAATTTCGTGGGCTGGAAGAAGACCTCAAACCCGCTGATCCAAGTGTTTTTTGTTGCGGATCAAGACTTGGGAGCGGATACGGCGGCGTTACTGTTCGCCCTGGCCTTAGAAGACCTGCCTGCGCGAGGCGGCACCTCTTTGTGGGTGCTGGTAACCGTGGGCATCGACGTCGAATTGCCAGCCATTGAAGACCATTTCCGTCGTACCGCTGAGTGCAAGTGGGTAGACATTCGGTACTCAACGGCGCCCGGCCCCGTCATCCATGTCAAAACCACAAATATCACCGCACTTTTAAAAGGCGCGGTAGCGGCCAGCCGCGAGGCTGACCAATAAGCGCTCGCAGTCAGGTATGCGCCTGCGACGGCAGCGAGAAACGCAAAGCCCGATCTATCCTGCCCCGATGGGCTCCTTGTTAAGAACGACTGGGGAATACATCCGGGGCCTAATGCCGGGTGGGCGGTTCGACGATAAAGTGCCGTCGATTGCGACCGCCCAACTCAGCCGCAGCCAGCCAACGTGGCATGACGCCTCGCCCTGTCCATGTTTGACCCGTCTCAGGATCTCGGTACTTCGGCGCCACTCGAGATCGCCCATCCAAACGCGGCGCCGGAGCATCCGAAGATGTTGGCGAAAGTGGCAAATATGCGGCCGTTATTTCATCCGGCATTATTCGGGACTGACGCATCAAATGAACAATCTCGCGGACAGCCAACGCTTTGCTCTTCGCACGTAGAGCGTATATACGATGCTCCAACTGACCGATTTCGGCAGACAGTCCTTTCAGTGAATCTCTTTGCTTCATGGCGGCTCCCTCCGACCGGCTTAAGCACTTTATTCCTAGCCGAATTCTGTAGGGAGCCAGGGGTTACCCTTGTTGCGGCCCCGCGACCGAGAAAATGATAGGAAAACCCTTGATGCCGCCCGTTGTGACTATGGATGTGGGCTAAAGTTGTATTGACCGACAGGATGGATAGTGTCCCAATCGAGGCGCTGAACTCGGAAAGCCAGTCCATTGGAGTCGCGCCATGCAAACGATCTACACAAAGCGTCCTACAGTGTTGATTGCGGTAAGCCCAGACGGCACCACCTTTGTTATCGAGCGTCGATGCCGATCGCTCCCCTGCGATGATGGCGAGCAGGCGTTCTTCTATTGCTGCTTGCAGGACGGAAGCGCCGTATCCTGGATGGGCGAGAACTACTACCAGTTAGCGGACGGTACAACGCTACTCGCGGTTGCATGCCGCCTGACAACGCCCGGGGACAGCAATCTGGAGCGGGCTGCGGGAATCGAACCCGCGTGAGCGGCTTGGAAGGCCGCAGCCTGACCACTCGGCCAAGCCCGCAGATTGCGCGGCTGGGATTCGAACCCAGGAACTCCCCAGTATTGGGTGCGCGCCCGACTGAAGAGCCTATAGCGGCATCACCCTTCGTCCAGACCTTTCGGCATCTCGGGCACCGCGCAAAAACGCAAAAGCCCGCTGCTTTCGCTGGCGGGCTTTCTATGTACGCACTTTTTCAAAGTGACTAAACAGGGAGAATTTTAGCAGAGAAAATTCAACCTCGCAAGATCTCAATCACAAAGGCCCTTTGCAGACAGCAGATCTGCCGCATGCTCCATCGCCAGCGCTTCGACGCCCTTCTGGCCCGCGCTGCGTTCGCCACCTTTCTGCTTCGTGGTCCGCGTGCCATACAGCCAAAGCTTGATCTTCCCGTTGTGGTTGGTTGCAGTCGCGGCGCTGACGCCCGCCCGTTCGGCGGCATCTGACAGCTTCACATCCTTGCCAAAGTAGCGCGCCACAATCGCGTCACGCAGCACACGCGGTGTCGGATGCGCCGACAAAGCATCACACGCAGCAGCGTCTGAGATTTCGCGCACCGCCGCGAGCCAATCATGCCGATCAACGGTGCCTTGGCAGCATTTGCAGCGATCCGTTCGGGGCGCAAAGCGCGCAACCAGGATGGCGCGGTACAGGCGGGGCAGCGGATCCAGCGCCCCGAAGACAAAGGCGGCCTGCCCTGCTCCGTCAGTGCCACCCAAGCCCTTGCCCTCTGACGGTGACTGCGCCATGCGCGCCATCATGGGTTTGTCATACACCTGGTCGGTGTGGTTATAGGCGAAGGTCAGCGCCGCATGAGCGGTGGCAAACAGTCGGCTGGGTTTCGCCTCTACGACCGGGGTCGAAGCCAGGCGGGAAAGGGTCAAGGTGGTCATCAGTAAATCCCCGGAGAAAAAGTCACTTTCGCGGGCAGCATTTCCCGCATCCATTGCATTGCTACATCCCAGCCCATCGTGACGGTGTGCCGCCCCCGCACGGGAAAAATCTTCGGGTTCACGTCGTGGGCGTCAACTATGACCGATTCGCCACGCGCCCCCGTTTGCCTGTAGATCAGCACCGGTACGCCCTGTTCGCCGGCCTGCTGTTGCGCTTGGCGCCACCATGCGGGCAGGCACAGCGTGTTGGCGTGCTTGCATTCGATGCTGATACGGGCGAAGGCCGGATCGTCCGCAACCACGTCGCTATCGCCCACCGCGTTGCGCACCCGCCGCCGCCACACCCTGCCGGTTGCCTCGGTCAGCATGTTGGCAACCTTGCGCTCATACGATGCGCCCTTATTGCGTGCCATTGCTCCACTCATGCCGCTTTCCTCCGTTTGGCGAACTGTCGCCTTACCTCTTGTTCCAAGTACTTTTGGGCTTCGATACCGCGCTTCCTGCCAACCAGATTCAGATAGGGAACCCGACGGTCGAACGGAAGGGATAGGACATGGCGGGCCTCACAGTGCAGGCGCCATGACTCGCTGCTGGTTTTGCTCGCGCTGTTCGTCATATGGCTCTACTCATCCATCAGGCTGTAGCGCACGCCCTTGACAGCAGGCCGATTCCCGAATGCTTGGCCCTGGGCCAGGCTCTGGAACTTCGTCCGCTCTCCGATGTATTGCAGCCCGACCGTTCCACGGTCCACCTGGCGGCCAGCGCCAATGATGATTTCCGCAACACCACGATCCGGACTGTCGGCGTTGTAGACCTCATCCCGATACACGAACAGGATTGCGTCACAGTCCTGCTCAATCGCCCCCGAATCCCGAAGGTCAGACGGCATCGGGCGCTTATTGGGGCGTTTCTCAAGATCGCGATTCAGTTGCGACAGCAGGACAATCCCAATGTCCAATTCCATCGCCAGCGCTTTCAGGCCGCGCGTGATCCCCTCGATTTCCGCGTTGCGGTTCGGCCCTTCGCCGCGCATCAGTTGCAGGTAGTCGATCACCAGAAGGTTCAGACCATGTTTGCGCTTGATCTGCCGGGCCTTCAGGCGCACGTCCATCAGGCTCAAATTGCCCTGGTCTTCCAGCCACAGGCCCAGGGATTCGATGTGCTTGCACGCTGCCGTCAGCCCCTCGTAGTCGGACTGCAACATCAGCTTGGGTTGCAGTAGGCGAGGGATCGGCACGCCCCCGAGAATCGCCACATTGCGAGTGTGCAATTGCCGCTTGGGCATTTCCATCGACAGCACCAGCACATTCCCGCCATTGGCAACATGCAGGCCGATGTTGAGCGCGAGCGCCGTTTTTCCCATCTTCGGCCGACCGGCAATCACAATCAGGTCGCCGCCGCGAATGCCGCCAGCCAGCTTTGCGTCCAAGTCCGGATAGCCGGTAGACATGACGCCGGCAGTTTCGTCGTCGGCGTGCAATTCCAGATATTCCACAAAGTTGATCAGGTCATCGCCCGCCCGAACCGGCTCAGACTGGCGGGTTGCGCCTTCCGCCAACTTTTCCAGGCCAGCTTGGGTTTGGTCGATCAACGCCGCTGCACCAATGGCCCCTGAAGCGCGCACGGCGTCGATGGTGTCGTGTGCAAGCTCCAGCAAGCCCCGCTGTTGCGCACGGTCCCGAACCGTCGTCGCGTACTGGGCAATGTTGGCAGCGCTCGGGGTATTGGCAACGATGTCGCTCAGGTACTCCAGCCCGCCCGCGTCAGCGCCCTTAGCCCGGATGCGGTCTGCCAGGGTGATGACGTCCGCCCCCACGCCCTGCCCGATCATCGCCAGGATCTCGCCGTACATCACGCGGTGATCCGCCCGATAGAAATGCTCTACCCGCAGGTCGCCCAGCCTGTCGATGGCGTTGTTGTCGATCAACAAGCCGCCTATGACGCCCTGCTCGGAGTCGGTCGCCTGGGGAACAAGCACGTCGTTCATTGCTCCGCCCCCTTGACGACGTTCTCAGCCTGGACACCCTTGGTGGTCAAGGCAAACGCGCCGGTGGCCTTGTCGGCAAACCAGATGCCGTACCAGTTGCCCTGCGCGCAGTTCAGGAACGCCCGCCGCCAGTCCGTGTACCGCTTGCCCTCGGCCGTTCCGCCCGGAAGGTGCCGCCGCTTGAACTCGGCCCAGCACAGGTTCACGAACTCCGCAGGCAGCTTTGCTTGTTCGCAGTAGTCCAGCACCGGCTGGTAATCACCGATGACCTTCTCGCCGTTGGCTTGGCAGGCATCGACGAACGTCTTGAACGAAACCGCGTCCTTTTTTCGTCCACGACCCGAAGCCCCCTCTGGGGGTCTGGGGGATTCTTTTAATGACGGTTCTTCTTTAGGTTCTATGACGGTTCTGGGTGCGGCATTCGCACCTCTGAGGTGCGAATCCTGCGGGGATGGGGGTGCGGCAGTTGCGGGGGTGCGAGATTCGCGGGGGTGCGATTCTTGCGGGGGTGCGGAATCTGCGGGGGTGCGAATTTCGCGGGGGTGCGAATCCTGCGGGGGTGCGAATTTCGCGGGGGTGATCGTGTACACCGTGGACCGACCTGTCCGCCTGGAGACGCTGATAGCGCCATACTTGATCAGCCACTTGATGGCGTCCTGGACGGTCCGCTCACCAGCGCAGGTGCGCATCACGATGTAGGCGACGGAGGGCCAGCACACGCCCTCATCGTTCGCGTTATCCGCCATGCTCATCAATACAGCCTTCTGAGCTGGCGTTTTGGTCTGTAGCGGCCAGCAGGCCGACATTACGATGGTGCTCATAGGGTCGATGCCCCTCCATACAAATTCTGATAGCCGGCTTCGGCTTCAGCGGGCCATTTACCCAAGTCCATGATTCGCTGGCGCGTAAGACGCAAGCCAGGGATGAAATAGCTCAGCTTCAGCGCTGCCGCTGCCCGTGATTGATCAATGAACCAGTGGCACGGCCCGCAGCCAAAGGCGATGCACCAGTCATGCGCTTTGATTCCCTTGCCTTTGCCATCACGCAAGCGGTTCGAGTGGCAGGCAACCGTTGTCTCTTTGTCGTTCTGGCAATACCCAGGAACGCGCAGGAGACATTCCTCGCCTTCAGCAAGATCAAGCAGCGCCTGGTTGCGATAGATCGTTTTGGGAGGCTTCTTGCCCTTCTTGCGCGCCTTCATGGCGACACGGGGCGGCGGCATGGGGGTGGTCCGAATGGGCGCAGCACGCATCATCGGCGTGCTGCGCTTCATGGGGGTCTTGTTCTTCAGGGGCGTGCGGCGCATCAACGACATTCCGCCCCCGATGCAGCCTTGACCCGCCACCAGTACGGAAACTTCCAGCCATTTGTGTGGCGCTTGACCAGGCCGGCCTGGGTCGCATCGAACAGGAACGACTCAACCGCGCGGGCCGCAGCAACAGCGCGCGACGTGCTGGGCCACGGGTCCACCGGCACCAGAGCTGGCTGAACGATTTCCTGTAGCGCCTTGATATCGACGCGGCGCGGAGTGTCGATGATGGCCTGTTTGACGGCTTCTACCGTCTCGGGCGGCACGCGGTAGCCACGGAACATGTGCAGGCAGTCAGTCATAGACGCCGCTCCAGTCCACAAAGGGCTTGCGCACGGCCTCATGGAAGAGCGTGGCCGCTTTGGCGTTGTGATCCAACTCGGCGCGGCTTGTGATACCGCACGCATCGCGGACGAACTGTGCTGCGTGCTGCTGGGCTGAAACGCCCTCGGGGGCGGCGCCAACGCGGGAAACAACCCACCGCTGAAACTTCGCGCCGTTGCACATCATTGCAGCCGCGCGCGACAGCGCCGCCCCCTTACGCTCCGTGGACGCGATGCGCGCCCGCACGGGTACACCAGAAGTTCCACGCTGCATCATTGGTCGGCCATCCCGCTGAGCCTGCGCGCAACGCCGGCAACCGCTTCCATGAGCGCACGGCCAGCAGCATTCACACGCAGCATTTCTTGCTGATCAACGCCCCCATCGGCCAGGGCGTCGTACACCTCCTGACCAAACGTGCCATGAGCGACCATCAGCGCCGCTACCTGCTCCAACACGGAGACATCGCTTTCGGCGCAGTTCTCCGGAGCCTTGACCAGCAGATAGCCGTTGCTGTGCGCGAACGCGGCCAAGATGCGGGCGTCACCCGTCATCCGCACAACCCGGTCGGCCTCTGCCAACGTCAGGTGGTGCGTGGTGTTGTTCGGGTTGACCTTGTTGCGCAGCACCGCGGCCGATATGCCAACCAGCGGACCCAGCGACTCGCTGCCGCCCTTGTATTCATGCACCGTCAGATCGGCCGCAGTGGTGATGTTCATTTCTTCGATTCCTGAACGTATCTATTGCTAAGCAGCGGCTTTACGATTCGCCGCATGGAAAAACAACAAGCGCCCTACACGTCCAGCGGTCCAATCTGGACCTTGTCGCAAGGCTTTGCCGGTGCCGTCGGCGGCGGTGCCGGTTGGGCCGGCGTCGTTGCGCTATCCATGCGCTACCTCCTGAAAATGGGTGGTCAGCCCCTTAGAATGGCTGCTCTCACACAAGACATTCGCCCCACACAGGAGGGGGCCGACCATGACCGAAAAAGCCAGATTTGCCGTCATCATTGGCGCGGGCACCGAGACCGAAACACTCTTCGCGGACAACTACGATGGAGTGACCGGAGACAACCACTTCGTGTTGTTTTGCTCAGAAGCTGATCTGTCCGGCTTCCATGCAAAGCTCGTTCGAATTCCGGGTCTTGGAAGCCGAATTCGAGAAAAGGGTGTGACGAAGCAGAAGCTTTGGATCCCGACCGCCCACATCGCAGCCATGAGCGAACACGGCGGAGAAGACCCGCCAATCGGTTTCGGCGAGGGAAAGGCTTAAGGGAAGAGACAGCCTCGGCTGCGCGTGCCTCACGGAGACGCAAGGCCGGGCCAAGCATCCTCAATACGACGCGGGCGTATAGGCTATGCATGGGATGGCTCCTGTTGAACGACAGCCGGACGCACTTGGATGCGGTGCATTGATGTCATGCAGCCCTCGCCTCTTCGCCAGCCAGTTCGGGCCAGATCCGTTCCCAGCCGTCCGGCCAAAGATCGCGGCGGCTGACTGCGCCAGCGGTACCGCGTTCAATTGCTACGCAACGTTCCGGCGAAATGGGCGACTGCCCTGACGCCATCTGCGATAGGTAGGAAGGCGAGACGCCAATTGCCTTAGCTAGATTCGCCGCCGTGCCCCGTGGGCTAGTGTTGATATAGGTCTTAAGATCCATCCGCCAAGTTTAGTGAGAACTAAACCGTAAGGTCAAGTGTTTACTAATTTAGTGTCCTATAAACTTTCGCCATGACCATCCAAGACATTCGACGGGCGAATCTTCGCGGCTGGGTGCAGCAAAACGGTGCGCCCAGCAAGGAGAAAAGCTACTTCTCGCAAGTCCTATCCGGCACGTCTCCTATCGGGGAACGCGCCGCGCGTCGACTTGAGCGCGATTACCGAATGGGCGAAGGCTTTTTGGATGCGCCGCTGGACGCCAACCCCAGGGCCGCGCCGCGCCCCCCCGCGCCCTCTCCCTGGCCGTTCGCGTCTATCGCGGAGGCGGACGTGCGGGCTTTGCCGGCCGGCCAACTGTGCGCGTTAGAGGGAGCGATAGCGCTCGCCATCGCTCAGCTGAAACTCGGAATTACGGTGGCCCCGCCACCCTCCGTGGGGCCAGCACAATCAGCCCGGGGCGAACTGGTGGACATGGATGCTGCCGACGACGCATTCCCGATGCGAATCGGCAGCCTCCCGCCTGCGCCGGGGGAAGGCGGGAAAACCACTCAGCAAGCGGAACGCGATCGCAAAATTCGGGTTAGCGTCAACGCCGGTGTAATAGCCAATGTCGGACCAGGCGAGCCGCACGCGGCGAATGACAAGTTCGAAAAGGTGCCAGAAATGGCAGACGTGCGTCTGGCTGCGGGAGACGGCATTGAGAATTTGGCAGAGGAAGAAACCGGCACCGTTCAATTCCGGCGGTCCTTCCTGCGATCTGTCGGCGCCGGCTCGGGTAAAGCCCGCGTCGTGTATGCGAAGGGCGATAGCATGGAACCGATCATTCGAGACGGTGCTGCCTTGCTCGTCGTTCCTAATGAAAGCCTCGCATTGCAAGATGTGGCTGCGGGCGGAGTCTACGCCATCAATTACGACGGCAAGATGATTGTGAAGACCATCACGCGGGACCGGCTGACAAAACGATGGGTTGCTCGCTCGTTTAACCCCACATACCCTGATATTCCGCTTGAGAACGGCGCGTCCGTTCGCGTGCTTGGCCAGGTTGTTTGGGCGGGATCTCGTCTGAGCGACAGTGAATCCGGTCAATGGACGCGCGCATAAGAAGCTCCCCTCACCAATAGCACCAGCCACCTTCGGGTGGCTTTTTTTCGCCGCGCACTAAGTCGCACGGCCCAAAGTCACGTCCCAGAGTTTAGTTTTTACTTGACGATAAGTTTAGTGTTTACTAATATCTGCTCTACCGCAGCTATGCGCTGCAAGCAGTACCCCACGGACCCGCAGGCAGCAGTCAGGCCATCGCCTCAAGCGGGAGACGTCACCGCCACAAAGTCGGACTGGGGAAGGCGAGAACCGCTCTTTAACAACCTAGGCCGCCCGCCCCCGAGAGGGAGGAAGGGCGAAACAGGACAACCAGGCGCCAGCGCGCCCCCGGACCCTGTGTGCATGGGCCACCGCGCCCAGGTAACGCCCAGCCGGGCGTGGCGACGATAACCCCGGCATGAAATCCGATTCCGCTGAAAAGCGGGTTTCGGCCAGCGCTGCGAATCAGCGCTTACCGAAGCTATTCATTAACGAGGCGATTAGCGTTTCCCAGCTTCGCATGCAGCAGGATCACATCCACCATCAGATGAAGCTCGTAATCGCTCAGCTTTTGCCCGGAAGTCAGTTTATTGGCGATGCCGTCCACGAGCGCATCTCCGGTGTTGCCATCGCCAACAATATCCAACGCCAATTCCAGCAGACCTCTTGTCAGAGGCTCTCCTCTTAGGAGCCGGCGCTTGATATGTCCAAGTCTTCCATTCACGCTTTTCAGCTCGCTGCCCATAAGAACCCCCTAAAAATTCAATCATAGGGAGGCGCTCAGTCGCCAGCAATCGGTCGTGTGTCACCTGGCCAGTTACTGTCAAGCAGAATATTTTTATCCGGGATCGCATCCTGGGCCATCACCCCTTCCCCCAACTACAACCGAAGGAACCAGCCATGCTGGACGCGATCTGCCGCTTTATAGACGAACTGCTTGACGCTCTCAACTTCGGCGACACCATCAGCAAGTAGCGTTGTCGCTAACTAGTCCTAGGCAACGCCCAGCCGGGCGTGGCGACGATAACCGCGGCCCGCTCCACGCAACACCCCATGAGGAAAGGCACCTTCTCGCCGCCTCCACCTCGGTCTGGGTGACCTGCACTCATTACTCTCCTATTGCGGTAAAGCGTACCCAATAAAGTGAGTGGCGCAGTTCAAATGCTTGGTACTCACTGTGACTACGCCCGCATTACAGTTTCCGACTTCCCCAACGTACAGTCGTGCTCCGCCCTTCACGGCGTCTTTTGACAGATAGCCAATGCTCCGTGTGGAACCTCCAACATGATTGGTATCGGTGGTGACCACGCCTTCATTGACACCCGCGGTATTTCCCACAAAGACCTCGACAAATGAGCTGGCAGGCTTTGCACTGACATCATCGACTGTGTAGCCAAGCACCTTCGTTGTTCCATTGAGATGGTTCTGGTTCGTGGTTACAACACCAGCATTTACACCTCCCTGCGTACCTTCGTAGAGAAGAGCTTTCTTTTCAAGATCCGCAGAAAACGCTTGCACACTCGATAGAGCAAAAAGGACAGCGACGGCAGCTTTGTATGGGATTTCCATATGGCCTCCTGTTCAAATCTTGCGATGGTCACGATGGTGACACTGCAATTCAATGTCCAGTGCTTTCGGCATGAATGCCAATCCGCAGGCCTGGGTACACCAACGCATGGCATGCAGCAGAAGACGGGCCGCAACACGGGGGTCAAGACCTATTCAGACGCGGTCTATCAACAATCTAACCCAAACCTCGGAACAACGTCATGTTTGATTTCATCATCCGCTTTCTTGAAGAACTGCTGGATGTCGCCAATTTTGGCAACGACATTAGCAAGTAACCCTGCACCGCTGATACCTTGTTCGGAGGCTCGAACCTTCGGATCATCTCAAAGACGTATTTCATAGAAAATAGAAGGTAATTTTCTCAATCCTCTATAGGACAACCTCAAAAGTGACTTTCGACAAACGCTTCGCCATCATCGACAGTTCAGGACGTCCTCGCTACCCATTCAAAGCCACGTTTGGGGAAGGTAAAGGCCACTTTGTCCTGCGCACAGGTAGCGATAGCGATCAAAGCCGGCGCTCGATCTTTGTCAAGACCATTGAGGAGGCTATCCGAGGCGCAGTCTTCGAGGGCTATAGGCTGCGCGTACGTACCGATGACGACCAGCGGCAAATGACAGGATCTCTTTCAATCCAGCGAGGGAAAAATGTACAAGGCTACAGAATTACGTCAGATTTGGCCCATCTTGTCTCAACCGCACTCTTGAAGCCACTGGAAGTGCTGGCCCAAAGTTCTTCGTCCAACGCCCCGTCCGAGCTCACGAACATTGATGCTGCTCGCAATTTCATTATGGACAGAGTTCAGCGCCCAGCGTTAAGCAGTGCCAAGCTAAGTTCTGAGCTCAAGGATAAGGTTAAACACTCCGATATCTGGCTCCAGAAGTTCAAGCGCGTCGGAGACTTATTTAACTATTTACAGCGATTCAGTGAAGACCAGAATGACGCCATCTACCTCGAAATGAAGGCGTGCGGACTTCTGACTTTTGAAGACGTCAAGGCCGAGTTTGCCGAGCGCTTTCAGCCTTGGCTCAATGACTGCACTCGCCCCAGCGACTTCGTCATCGGTGAACCGTACTCGCCATACGACATTCTCATCTTTACGAAGAACTACGATACCCGCGCAGGAGGAATGTTCGTCCTACCTGCAACCGGCACTGCGGCGCTTGTGGTCATCAAGGCGACGTTAAGCGGTGGCGCCTATGCTAATGAATGGCTCGAACCCTCACGTCGCCTGAAGTACTACTTCAAGGCCATCACGCGAAACAGCAAGCAAGAGTTCGGAGAACACTTCAAGGCCAACGCGGCCATTCTCCAAAATCCGAACATTCCGATCTTAACGTTCGTCCGATCATCGGATTCGACGCCCTTTACCTACCAAGGGACCTTCGCCTATGCGGGCCACCACGCTGAACCCGATGGTTCTCGATGGTTCGATCTTGCGCTTTGCGACTCACAACCAACGGAAGTTGTGGCGGAGCTAGGCTTCTTGGAAAACGATCTTACCGCACGGGTGGCAGCAGCCCTCGCAAGCTCCCGCACTGATAGATTGGCACGGCTTGAAGCTGCACCGAAGAAGCCGCCTCGTGTCGTTGTTCGAGCTACAGCCTTTATACGCAACGCCGATGTGATTGTGGAGGTGCTGGAACGTGCGCAAGGACATTGCGAAGAATGCCAACAACCCGCACCTTTTATCGGCAAAGCTAAGAATGAGCCCTACCTGGAAGTACACCACAAGATGCGTTTGGCTGACGGAGGCGAGGACACTGTGCAGAATGCGATAGCGTTATGCCCCAATTGCCATCGGGAGATGCACTTCGGCTAGGAGGAGCCGCGCTCAAGCCCTTCAACGTATACCCGCACATCTTCGAGCAAATCTTGAGTGACGATGGCCGACCTTTAGAAGTCGGCCGTCCATAGCAGCCCCACTTCAGCGCGCGTCCGCGCACATCCCCATGCCTTCAACCATCCCCGCCATCTGGTGGGGCCTGGCCCTGCTCGCCTTGGCGGCGGTGGCCCTGGTCCCCGCCTGCGAATACCTCAACCGCCGCTATGTCGCGGCCGATCCTTGGAAAGCAACATGAACGCAATCACTGCAATCGCGCCTGCCGCGCGCCGCCGCAAGCTGCCGTCCATCACGCAGGCGGCGTGCAAGCTGACCAACCTTATCGCCCCGCGTGACCACGCAGGCCGGGGCAATTGGAGCCAGGACGCGGACATTCCCGCTCTGTGGGCTTGGGCCGCCGGCCTCGGCTTTGCGGCATTCGTCCTCTTCGGCCGTCAGATCCTCGGCTGGCTCCTGAGCGTCGCGATATGAACGGCATTGAATTCATCGTGCGGGACCGCGCAGGCTGGTGGCCGCCGATTCCGCTACCCCGCCGTCGCATTCCTGCCTCCGAGGTCAGGCAAGTGAAACCCCGCGCTCCTAGGAAGCCCCGAAGCGCGCAGAAACCCATTTAAACGGAGTTCCCCATGTGGTTCAGAAATCTCAAGATTTACCACCTCTCGGCCGCCTGGACGTTGTTCGGCGATGACCTGGAAGCCGCTCTGGCGCGCCAAGCATTCCAGCCCGGCAACAACTTGGAAATACAGTCCATCGGATGGGTTCCGCCCCGCGAGAACGGCGGCTTGGCCCACGTCGTGAACGGGCAGATTCTGCTGTCGCTGCGCGCCGAAAAGAAGCTGCTCCCCGCCACGGTCATCAACCAGGTGGCGAAGTTCCGCGCCCAGGAAATCGAAGATCAGCAGGGCTACAGGCCCGGCAAGAAGCAGATGAAGGAAATCAAGGAGCGCGTTACCGACGAGCTACTGCCCCGCGCGTTCAGCATCTACCGCGATACCCGCGTGTGGATCGACCCGCTGAATCACTGGGTTGTAATTGACGCAGTCGCCTCCGCCAGGGCCGACGAGGTAATCGGAATCCTCGCCAAATGCATTGATCCGTTCCCACTGGAAAACCTGTACGTCGCACAGTCCCCGGCGGCGGCCATGACCGGCTGGCTGGCCGAAGATGAAGCGCCCAACAACTTCAGCATCGACCAGGACACCGAACTCCGGTCATCGGGCGAAAGCGGCGCAGCAGTCCGCTACGTGAAGCACTCCATCGATGCGGAAGACGCGCGCCGGCACATCCAGTCTGGCAAGCAATGCACCCGCCTCGCCTTGACCTGGGCCGACCGGATCTCGTTTGTCCTGACCGAAGCGCTGGACATCAAGCGCATATCACCTCTGGACGTGCTCAAGGAAGGTGCCGAGGGTGTCGCCTCCAACGACGACGAGAAATTCGATTCAGACATGACCCTCATGACCGGCGAACTGGCAAAGCTCCTGGCCGAACTGGTCGATGCCCTGGGCGGCGAAAAGCGAATCTAACGAACCTCAAACGACTTTAAGCGGGGCCAAGCCGTCAACAAAAGCCTTTCCCCTTGCCTCGCCGTCTTCGTAGGCCGAAACGGAATCAGCGAATTCCAACCCGTTCCCGACCTGTACCCAGTCCGCCCCTTCGGGCTGCACGGTCACATTCGCCCGCCACAGGCCGGTGGTGAAGCCAGGCATCTCGCCCGACACCTCGCGGACGCGCACGTAAACGCGGTGCCCCTGGTAATCGAATTCCTTATCCATCACCCCGCCCCTTTGGTAGTCCGTTTCTAAATCGTATCCCATTGACGATTTTCCATGTCCGATCAATCCACCGCGCCTGTCTCTTTTAGGCAAAAGATTCTCAACAGAGAAATCAAGCGCGCCCACGCTATGCAGGTCCGCTACGAAGACCTGTATGTCGAACCCGGCTTTAACCTGCGCACCCCTATCGAACTGCTGGAAGGCGAAGAGCGCGAAAAGGCCGAGGCCGACGACGAAAGCCTGTTTCAGCACATCATGGCCGGCGGCCCGCTTCCGCCGCTGGAAGTCCGCCCGCGCAACGAAGGCGGCGTCTGGATCGTTGAAGGGCACCGCCGTCACATACAGATTGGTAGAGCGATTGCCGCAGGCGCGCCGCTTCAGGATGACGATGGGGTCGTCTGGATAGACGTGATGGCATTCGTCGGCAACGACGCCGACCGTACCGCCCGCGTCATCAGCAGCGCCAAGGGCCGTCACCTCCTGCCACTGGAAACGGCTTTTGGGTATGCCAAGCTGGCCGGCTTCAGGTGGGACAACGAGCGCATTGCCCGCCTTGAACAGGTGTCCCCGCAGTGGGTCGCAAAGATGATCAGCCTGGCCCACGCCAACAGCGACGTACACGCACTGGTGCTTTCCGGCGCGGTCAAGGCGTCTACTGCCATCGAAGCAATCGCCAAGCATGGCGAAGCCGCCGGCGCCTTTCTGCAATCCCAGCTTGAAAAGGCCAAGGCCACCGGCAAGTCCAGGGTGACGCCCAGCAGCATCCACGGCCGCGCCCTGCCCCGCAAGGTCGTATCCCCGCTCATCAGCGGCGTGGACGCCTTCATCAAGGGACTGGACGCCAACCAGCGCGCAACCCTTGTGGACATCAAGGAAGGTCGCGTAGCCAGCGAGACGATCACCATTCCGGCCTCCGCGCTTATCGATCTGTTCGACGCTCACGGTGCTGTCGAAACCGTCCGCGCCAAGCAAGCCGAAAAGCAGCGCCGTCAGACCGAAGCCGCAGCTGCTGCCGGCCAGGCCGAAATCCCCTCCGAGCAGGGCGCGACGCCATGACCGCCACCTGCAATACAGGCCAGCAGCCCATCATCGGCTGGTACTGCGACGGCACCTTCCCCGCCCTCTTTACGGATTCCGTGACCGTTGCCAAACGCTGGATGGAACTGGGCTCCAAGGTCTCAGCCGTCGTTCGGCAAGACGACACCGCTGCGTCGAGCGCCAATCCCGCTACCCCTGCCGACGATGCGCTGGGCGACCGCGATGCGGCCTTTGAGGCTGTGCGTAAAGGCCTGTGCGCCCTGCAACGGTACAGCTTCTGGATTGGCCCGAGCGGTGGCGTAAAGCGGGTCGAAGATCGGTCGGGCAACTGGATCGACTTTGACGCGGCACACGAACTGTTCGACCCGGTAAACATCGACGCCGCCATTGCCCAGCAGAAGGGAGAGGCGTGATGGGCAGCCGCATTGAGGTCTTGAAAGCCTCGCTGGCCAAGAAGACTGCGCTATTTGACGAAAAGCTCATGGCGCACATGGGCGACGTCAGGTCGGCTAATGGCCAACCGCTCAATGACAAGGCGAATGGTGCGGCCACCCTTGGCAAATGGGAGCGGCAAAACGACTCACTGCGGGCGCTGAACGCTTCCATCGAAAAGACGAAAAGCGCGATAGAGCGGGAAGAGACCAAGATTTCAACGGTCGATTCTGTCGCTCTTCCGGAGCCGATCAAAGCCGCCATAGGGTCAGGCGTGCTGACGCAGTGGCGCAAGCACCCGCGCTTCTTCTTCGTGGCCGGGGTTGATAAGGCACGCATCGCGCTGATGGACAACGGCCAGATCGGCCATCGCTACCTTTCGGGAATCCCGTCTCAAGACCAATACGCGACCTTTCGGGACGTTTTCAACTCGCTGAGAGCGCAGCTTGCCGCCCAGCCCACCACCAAGGAAAGCCATGACTGAGAGCAACGCCGCCCAGCCTGGGCTGACGGATCAGGAACGAGAACATCTGTTCGCCCGCTATTTCTCCCATGACCATCCTTGTCGGCGTGACATAAATGCGCTGATGAAAGATGTGGAACACGCCCTGCTGTCCAAGCTGCGCGCGGAGGGCGTGCAGGCGGACGAGCCGGTGGCCGATGCAGTGGTGCGGCAATGCCCTCGCTGTACGGGAAACGGGACAATTCTGCGCCTCAGCGGCAATGGCCCGGACGCCTACGACGTTCAGGGAGAATGCCCGCATTGCGAAGGATCCGGGGTGGTGGCAAGCGCCCCTGTAGCCGGGGAGGCGCTGTTTTGGTATCGACCGCGCTCCGATGGTGGCTATGAGGGGCCGATCCACAACGACCACATTGAAGATGTGCGCAGGCGGTCCGGCGCGTGGCTGCCCCTCCTTCCCACGCCACAGTTCAGCGCTGCCCAGGACACGCCCACCGATGCCGACCTCTACGCCTGCTTCCCTGCATCGCTCGGTCCTGGCGGTGAATGGGCACTGAAAGGCGCCCGCATCGCCTTGGCTCGCTACGGCCACACCGCCCCCAAGGCCACCAAAGCAGAGCGCATCGTGTTCCCGGCGCGCCTGCGAAAGATGTGGTCAGGTGGCGAGGTGCAGGCGTGGCTGGACAACCATCAGGGCATCACGCCGCCGAACGCAAGCGCGAAGGGAAGCCTGGAACGTTACCGGAAGTGGCAAGCCGAAAAGACCCAGGCTGACAAGGACGGCTGCGCCAATGGCTGA